TTGTTTTTAATGCTGTTTTGAAAATTCTGTTCATCAACTTGCTGGCGTTCTTTAAGAAGCCTTTCCAATGGATCAAAAGCTCCCTGTAAAGTTTTGCTCGCCATACCCATTCCGACCATGGCCCCACTGAAATTAGGAGCCGCAATATTTTTCCATGTAATCTGTTGGGCCATGAGTTTATTCCTTATCCTACTGCGTTCTGTTTCATGTAATCTTCAACCGACTGATAGTGGTTTGGATCCCGGGATACCAAAGCCGATTGTCGATCTCGTAACTGTGTATTAATCAAAGAGGTTTGATTATCAAACTGCTGCTGCCAGGCACTCTTTTGAAAATCAAAAGTGTCCTCCGCCAAATCAAGCTGTTTAAGTCCCAACCAGGTATCTAATGCACTTTTCCCTGTACTTAGAAGTGCTCCACCAAATCCGGCATATTTGTTACCCTGCTTATCAAATCCTCCGTACAATCGATCCAGGAAACTCATATTGGCAGGATCAATAGTACGAGAACCAGGAAGCCAATCCATCCACCCTTGGCCGGCTGAATCTTTAGCTTCGGCAATGTCTGCGTAACTATAATTCAAACCTGCATTTGGATTATAAGATTGTCCAAATGTTGGAGTTTCCAATTTAACTGGGGAAACGGAATAATTTGTCTGCAACCAGTCACGCATAATAATATCCTTTCTAAACTAAAGTCATATGTTCAGGAGCCAGGCCATCAAACTCCGGTAATTTCAATGCCAGCTCACAATACAATGAAACTGCGTCTAACGCTAGTGTACCTATATTCCCAGTATGTATGCGTAAATCATAAAACTCACTGGGAGCCGATTTGGTATCAGGTACATAATGAGCTGTTTGAATTGACAATAAATTTAATGCCCAGGCATCTGGGGTTTCCAGTAATTCTGCCGCTGCAGCTAATTCTTCTTGTTTGGTTTCGGAATCAATTAGAAACTGATCATATTGAGCAGCGATATCTTCAATCAATCGTAAGGTTTCTGATTGAGCTGCATTGAATGCTCCACTCGATAATTTAAGTAGGTTCTCTGCAGAAAAGATTTTGCCCCAGGATGCCATGTTTAAATTTGGGGCTACTAATTGAGAAATAGCAAAAGCTGCTGCTACTACAGCTAACCAAGCCATTGCATCAGGACCAATGGCCTGTGCTACAAAATTCAATGCTACGGACAAAATAATGGTTTTTAATACTGCAGGTAAAACATATTGAATTGCTGCCATGAAGCCTACATTTGCAGCTTCATTTAAACCAACCAACCAAGGTTGAGCTGTATAGGTCATAATGACCATGCCAACTAAGGTCACAAGAAATTGAAAGAAACTGGTTTCATACCAAGCAACATCCAACTCTTCATAAGCATTTACAATCAGTTTGATAGAATTCTGATGCAAAGAATCCTGTTCTAAAGCAGTAAGCCTTTGAACAATATGCTGATGCAAAGGAATGATAAAATTATGTTCATCTGGATTTGAAATGACTTCAGATAAAGTAGTCCAAATACGGTAGCCACTTTGTACATGATTCGTATGAACCAATCCTTTAACCGTTACCTGTTTATACCGATCTTCTGCAATCTGATGCCGGAATACAATAACCGAATCATCTAACATCCAATGTGCTCCGACTCGATCCCTTGTTACCAGAGTTTTCTCAACGGTAGCAGTACCCACAGGTCCAATGGATCCAGGATAGTTACTGGAATGAATATATGTAAAACCAATGCCTGTATCTAAGCCATGTTCAATTAACGATGTAGCAGTGGTTGGATTGGTATATGTTGTAGTGGTATAAACATCATCCCCATCAGCATTTGTAGAAACCAACCATTTCACAGATGAAGTAGTGGTGGTAGGAGTGCTGTATAGTGACAAGTCATTAAAAGCAAAAGTGTTAATGGCAGTACCAGCACCTGTCAGACTATTATTTGAGTACCCATAAATATCGATTTTAGCAGAATCAGCTATATAATCAAAAAACTCAGTAAGGTACTGTAATTCAACATTTTCTTCTGTTTGCAGATCAACACCAAACATTACATAGGCATGATCAATATCTGCAATACTGGGATTTTCCTCCAGACTCTCTGCAATGGCGTGTATATCTAATGAAATCTTTGATAAAAGAGTTTTGCTGGTTTGATAGAGTTCAGTTTCCTGTACCTCTTCTCGCACCATACTTTCGTTGTAATAACGAATCGGTACCACCGGATAGAGCGTATTGGCGGTATCGGCAATAACAGCTTCTAAGAAATCCTCATGCTTTTCTGAAGAAATATCATAATACCACCAATGCACTGTCTCCCCAGGAACACCCTCACTATCGTTCAAAAAGTACCCTGCAATGCAATATACTCGTCCTACAACCAAACCGGCAGGGATAGTATACGTTTCCGTATAAAACGTATCTGGCAGCGGTACAACCACACTCTCGTAGGTAAAACCACCTTCTGGATTATTTCCGGTTTTGTCAGAACGCAGGTAATAAGAATTGACCAGATACTCAATTGTAATCTGAGTTTGATCAGCATTTACAGTCAAACCAGCCAATGTAACCGTATGAGCAGCATGAGGATAAGCAGGATGTAAATCATCCAAAATTAAACCAGCCGGCATTTCTGTAATTTTTTGGGTATAGATATCGTACCCTCGTGAACCAAGTAAGAAAGGCAGAACAATATACTGAAGTGTTAAAGGCATGATGGCATTGAAATGAATCGTGATGCCATGGTCGGTAGTTACCTCAGATAAAATGGCAGCTTCAACAATAGCGTCATCGACCATGCTATACAGATTGAATACTCCTGTCGGTAAACCAAGTGTATAAGACTCCGCTGCATAGGTTAATAGCTGGTTCATTTGAACTGAAATACCATTAAGACTCCGATTTAACAGAGCCTTGCTGATATCGTTATTCGACAGGATTGCACTTAAAACTGTATCTTCAATAGGCCATTGTTCAGCGAGCATTAAAGGAAATGCTTGAGAGTATACTTGAACTTTGGTTTCACCGCTGAACATACTCATGGATAAAGCCTTTAAAAAAGGGGTGTAGGAGTCTACACCCCGAAGGGTTTAATAATCACTCAGGCCGGCAATAGCTGTTCCAATAACACTACCCACATTTGGATCATCCAATTTATTCGTAGATGTGCCTTCGGCTCCGTGGATCGTACAAGCCACTGCCCAGGAGTCAGCCATAATTTTAGCCAGCTTTTGTTCAGCGTCTCTTTTAAATCCTTTGGTCTGGTTTTCAAAAAGAGCTTTCTGTTTGGAAATCACACCTGTTACCGTGGCAACGGTATTAAGAGCATCCGTATCAATAACCACGGTATCACTGGTCTGAGCCAATTCCGTAATAGCTTTCTGAGCCAAGAGTGTAACCTCGGCTGCAATCTTATCCTTCTGGGCTTTGGACAAACCGGCAATAGTAGTATTTGTACCCATACCCAAATCGGATGGTTTAGAGTCACTGGTTTGAGCGAGTTCAGTTACCAGTTTTTGTGTAATCAAATCGCCTTCAACTTCTTTGGCTGCGATCTCCGCTGCAATTTTATCTTTCTGAGCTGCAACCAAACCGCTGATCACAGATGTAGAAGACATCTGGCCTAGTGCTGTTGGTTTAGTATCGCTGGTTTGAGCTACTTCTGTAACCAGTTGCTGTACCAATAAATCTTCTTCAACCCCCATCTTACTAATAAGAGCAGTAGACTGTTCCCGCTGCAGTTTCATCAAACCATCGATAGCGGTAGTAGACATCTGTCCCAAATCCAAAGGTTTGGTATCGCTGGTTTGGGCTAGTTCAGTAACAAGTTTTTGAATAATGAGTTCTTCTTCTACTTCAAATTTATTAATTTCAGCCAGTGTCCGATCTTTCTGTAACTGCACCAACCCCTCAATTTCAGTGGAATCATTAATTGCACCTAATGTTAAGGGTTTTGTGTCACTTGTTTGAGCTAGCTCAGTTACAGTTTTTTGAATAAGCAAATCTTCTTCGGCTGCAGTTTTTGCAGTATCCGCAATAATTTGATTCTTTTGAGCTAATGAGATACCTGTTAAAGCAGTTGTGGATATCTGCCCTAAATCTATGGGTTTAGTGTCACTGGTCTGTGCTACCTCGGTTACGAGTTTCTGGACAATCAGGTCTTCTTCGGTTTCCAGCTTACTGATCTCGGCTGCAGTTTTGTCTTTCTGCAGCTGCACCAAACCTTCAATGGCTGTAGAACTGCTCATAGCTCCAAGAGTCAAAGGCTTCGTGTCACTGGTTTGTGCTACTTCGGTGACAGTCTTTTGGATGATCAAATTTTCCTCAGCGGCAATGCGAGAGATTTCGGCATCGATTTTATCCCTCTGAGCTTTGGATAAACCATTGATTTCTGTAGAAGCCATCTGGCCTAAATCAGAAGGTTTCGTATTACTGGTCTGGGATACTTCGGTTGCAGTTTGCTGTTGCAGCAAATCAATCTCGGCAAGAGCTTTATCTTTTTGGATCTTCATTAAGCCTGTAATGCTCGTAGAAGACGTTTGCCCTAAAGTAAGGGGCTTAGTATCACTTGTCTGTGCAAGCTCCGTTACAAGCCTCTGAACCAGCAAATCTCCTTCCAGACCCAGCTTATCAACCTGGGCTTTTACGATACCCAGAATACTGGCCGTATCATTCAACCCATAAGCACTGGCCGCAGTACCGATATTGTCATCTGTTTGAGCCAACTCTGTAATAATCTGCTGGCCAACCAATGCAACATCTCTTTCGGCTTTGGATATCTGTGCTGTAACCAAACTTTCCTGCAGGGCATTTAAGGCTTTCTGATCAGCTACCAAACCTTCAACAGCTGTCGTACCATTAAAGCCTAAGCCTTCCGGAAGTGTATCATCTGTCTGGGCCAGTTCAGTAACAGTCTTCTGTCGAACCAAACCAATTTCGGCTAATACCTTTTCAGCCTGCTGGTGATTCAAAAGGAACTGTACAGCCTGTTGCAATACGGAAGTCATAGCACCCAGGTAAACCGTAGCGTATTCTTCACCTGTAATCCGGCCAGCATTGTACTCTTCCAAGAGGTGCAGTTTGGTTGTTTTCATTAACACATCAAACGCACCAGTACCGTCTACACTTTGCGTAGACAGTAAGGTGATATCCGGAGCAGACAGAGAAGCTTCTGCTACATCAATGGCAGCGATATTAAGAGTCATGGCATTCCTTTTTAATCAATGCTATGGTTCATGGCTTGTCGATCAGCCAGGTCTTTCAACTCTTTCGGAGACAGAGGTTTTAACACTTCGATGTTAAATTCATTGGTTAATCCTGATTCCACTTTCTCCCGACCATTCGGCAATCGAACTTTTTTGAAATACTGATACTTGCGATTTTTCATATGTTCATAGATGACCCAGGGAACATGGTAGCCGGCTTCAACATTGAATGGCACAAATTTTTTGACTGTCCCAATAACGCTATTGGCAACAGCAAAAATTTCCCCGGACCAATCTTTTTTATTCGGATTCATACAGGTTACACGAATTCGTACCAGTCGATTTGCTTCACGCCGCAAACGACTGTTCCGTTCTGCAATTGTTTCTGCTTTGCTTTTGGGTTTTGTTTTCTTTTCTGCTGGAGGAGTCAGCTGGGCATTAACCTTCTCCCGCAGTTTCTCCAACCCAATAGATGGATGATAGGAAATGCCCATCATATCTGCTCGTTCTTTCAACAGTTCCAGCTCGCTCGGTTTTGTGTCTTCTGCTACTTCTGTCATACTAATTCTCCTTATAGTGTAAAAACCCCTCCCCAGTATTGAGGAGGGGCTTAGTATTCAGTCCGTTATCATTGATCGATTACCAGGGGGCAACCGTCCAGATAACAGCAATCCGTTCCGGCCGCAGAGCCATGAACCCATAATACCATTTGATGGACATAAATCCGGTTTCCCCGTAAGGATCGGAAGTGGTAGCCATTGCTTCACCAGGCCGTTTATGGTAAATCTTAAACTTCACGGACTTACCAGAAGTCTGGAAACCAATAGTAGTGAAGGACTCGGATCCAACAACCAGCATGGGATATGCATCGTAGTAACCATCAGTTACCCGGTAGCCAGAGTTTACACCCTCAGCAATACCCACATCCAGATCACCGCCATTTGCCCCTTTGTGGTGCATCATTTCCGGTACAACAACAATACGGAAATGTCCGACAGAACCGATTTCGCCATTGATTTCAGAACCTGCAGCAGCATAGTGAGCCAAAGGAATAAAAGCCGGATTGCTGTGATAATCCGTCATTTTTTCAATGGTCGGGATCAGCTCGGAACCGATGTACATAATCCGGGCAGCATTGATAACTTTGGTATCCACCATCCGGGAGCCGGTAATAATTTTGGTGTGCTTCGGACACCTGTTATTATCCAGATCGATGGACAGCTTTGCCAGGTCTTCATAAGTAACAGAAGTCAGGGTATCAGCCACACCAGACATATCTGCCAGAGAGGTTGCAGTACCCGGATAACGTACCAGCCCAGCTGCATTCAGCAGGTCAATCTGCAGAGCGTCTTCAGTGATCTCATTGGCACCGAACAGCATTTCCCGGTTAATGTGCATTTCCAGTTCTGCATCGGTATCGAAGTCCAGAGATTCCTGAGTGTACTCATCGAAGAAACCGAATTTATTAATCGTACCTTCGATCTCCACACGCCTGAAACCAACACGGTTTACCCGACCACCCACTTCAGTCAGAGTCGGCAGCTTACCGGAAATGGTACCGATATCTTTGCTGGACCCATACAGATTACCGGCTTCCATAACAGCCAGTGCATCGAGCGTAGTCGCATCTTCGTGATCGTCAAACCGGAAACCAAGAGCATAACCCTGGCCATCAGAGCTATTGACCAGATTAGCAAACTTGGCATCATCCGTTTCACCTACCAGGGTCAATCCCAATCCGCCACCGGCTGTATCGGCCTCAGCCCAACCAATAATGGCATCGATAGCAGCATCTGCAGCCAGAGCTGCAGTGGCCCCTTCACCAACAAAATACACTTTGTTGTTACGGGAAGGGCCGTAGTACGGAGGAATATTCGGAATAGAGCCATCAGCCATAGTAACCGGAATGGATACAGACTGATTGATTACAGCACCGGCAGCATCGATACCCTGGTCGTTGATGTTGGCATCATCGAGCAGCGGCAGGTAATGGTACCGTTTAATGGTTTTGCCGAAATGCTTCGGCATAGAAATAGTATCAGCCAGCTGACCAAAGAAAGTTTCTTTCTTCAGTTCAATCAGAGCTTTCTTCTGATAGTAACTGGTCTGCAGCTGAGTTCCGATTGTCGAATTGGAACCAGTTCCGTATACTTGAGGAGTAGTGGTCATGTGACCTCCTTATCTTTACGCTTTAATTTGAAAATGTTTAGGGTCAAACTTTTCAAACTCTTCATCAGACAAGGATAGAGGGTCATACGTTTTCAGTGCCGGAGTACCTGACGTTTGTGTAGGGCTGGCAGCCTTTTTACGTTTCTTCCTTTCAATCTCTTCTGCTGTTGGTTGAGTTTGGGACACAGGCGTTTGAACTGGAGCCTGTGGTGTAGAGGGTTTCGGCGGATATGCAGTCAGCTTACCGGCTGCATGTAAAACATCCCCAACCTGCTGATAAGCAGCAAAATCAGTAATGCCCCGCAGATTCCCCATACTGCGTTCATATGCAACTGCACCCATGACCTGATCGTAGGTCCCATTTGCCACATGCTCATTGATTACCGCAATAATGTGAGGCTGCGATGCAATGGTGTTACGACTCGATTCATCCCACTTCTCAGTCAGGATATTGAGCGTCTTACTGTAGGTGGGAGTATCCCTGATTTCTGCAAGGACTTCATCTAGAGCAAGCGTTGTATCCGTAACTGTTCTTTGGGTTGGTTTATAGTTGCTATCGTTTTTTGTATCTATATCCATAGGATCAATCTCGCTGTCTTTAAGCAGCTTGGTGATTGCCTCGGGATTCTTATTGTGCAGATCAATCAAATAATTGATTTTCTCTGGATCAAGCAGATTATTCATTTCTAACAGTTTGAGTGTCTTCAATGACGGTTTCAATCCAGCCATTTTATGATGATAATTGGCTCCCATCTGCATAAGCCGTATGGCATCATCCACACTCTTAATTTGCATTTCCGTTCCATTCGCTTTGAATGGAGCAGTTAATTTTTTGTATTCTGCCTCGTAGTCAACTGCCGGTGATTCTTGTTCTTTCGAAGATGCTTCCGTTCCTGCTTGGTCAGGGGTTGTTTGCGTTTCAGTGACGGCTTCTTCTTCTGGCAGTTCTGGGGTTTCCCGGGCAGTCTCCTTATTCGGCTCTTCTCCTTCAGATGGGGTTGTAGGTACCGGATCCTTTTCTTCCTGTGGGGGTTCAGGGTCAGGCTCCGGTTCAGAATCTTCAGGAACTACTGGTGTGGCCGGTGGAGTATTGAGTTTCTCAAACTCTTCATCCGACATTTCCAGAGCATCCGAAGAATCAACCGCTTCATCTACAGGAGTATCTGTAATAGGATCCGGCATAGGCTTATGCCTCCTCAGCTAAAACTCGTTCATATTCCTGCTGATCGGCTCTCAATGCATCCTCAGCCACCCGACCTTCCTGAGCCAAAAGATTCAAATACAAATTCAGACTACCGATAGCAGTGATCTGATTATCAATGAATTTCTGGTTCCTTTCATCCTGACCATTGGGACTGGCTTTACGAGACACCATTTCGGCCGCAAAATCCCGCATGTACCCTTCGGTAATCAGAGCTTTAAAATCCGGGTTCTGCTGCAAACGTGCCAGTCGTTCTGCTCGTGCAATTTTGGCCTTGGCCTGTTCCATGGAAATTTCCAAAGTTTCTGCGTCACTCATAAGTCTCTCCTTTAATTATGAAGCCTGTAAATCAGGCAGTTGCTTTATTGGTTTGTGTTTGTTTCTCTTTGTCGTGAAAAGCTTTAACATTGAGCTTTTCCAATTCCCTTGCCTGATGAACACCAGACTCCTGTTCCAGGTAATCCAGATCCTTACGATCTGCCGAACTACCCAGTTCCCTGGCCTTGGCTTTTTCTGTTTGTTTCTTAGCCAGGTTGAGTTCGGCCTGAGATACTTCCCTGGCACCCTTGAAATCATCCAGTTCAACTTCAGAATTGTGTTTGGCAGCCAGAGCTACTTCTTTGGCAATCTGAGCTTCCAGGAGTTTTAATTTCAGTTGCATTTCCATTTGCTGCATAGGATCTGGTTCCGGTCTGTATTCTTCGATGCGTTTGGCCAGGTCCGGCATCTTACGAAGCCTTGCAATTTCTGCCCGAATCATACGGACCTCTCCAGGATCTCCATTGGGTCCAGTGGTCTGCAGCATGAAAGCCAGTTCCTTGGCTTTTTGTTCATCCTCTTCCGGAGTGCTGATATCGAGATCCAAATCAAAATGACCTGCTAGATCGTCTCTACGCACGGATACAAACTCTTCATTTGTAACCCGTACCACTTCCTCTTCCGAAAGGAATTCGGCGTTCATACTGATGATTTTGCGGCCTATTTCAAGAATTCCCGCAGCCAGCCGGCGAAGGATAGCAGTCTCTCTTTTACTGGCCGCATCAAGAGCACTTCGCCCATTAGCAACATTCGGTCCCAAAGCCTGACCTGTAATACCTGTATGATAGGCTTTCACCCCAGAAATACTTTCTGCTTCCGTGGCCTGCAAACTCAGCAGGTTAAAAGCAGAAGCAGGAATTTCCGGATAGGTGTGTTGAAAAATTCCTTGACGAGGATCTTCAGCCGTATTGAATTCGTAATCTTCGCCCCGTTCAAACTTTCTGCGGTTGGTAACATCCAGTAAACCTTTTTTGAAACCTGTCTGACCATTGGCAGATTTACCCAGCAAATCAATCATACCCCGGGTAACTGCTCCAACGATCTTCTGGTTTTCTTCCAGCAGTTCACCATCTGGTTCACCAAAAACCGATTTACGTACAGGCATGTATACGGCTTTAACAAACGGATGTTTTTTATCTGGAAAAGGATTCTCTTCCAAACGAATCATCGTTTCATTAACCCAAGCCGCAACAATTGGTTTTACAATCCCAGAACCATCAATATCCCAATTACCCCAGTAGGTGTGTACGACAAACTGTTTTCGGGCTTTATCCGTAAAACTGAAAGATTCGTTATCTTTATTTTCTGTATAATCGGGACTGGCTATTGGGGAAGCTGCTTCGATATTAATATGATCCAAATTGTTATACCGACCATCGGCTTTCAATTCCGATAAAGAAGATTTGAATTTTTTGCCAATGAAATTGGCTTTCTTCAAATCCCCATTACAGGACGGATCGATAATAATATTTTCAGGTACACAGACTTCTACAGTTGGATGGTTGGCTGTCTCCACAATTTCGGTGATTGTTTGAGTACCCACTTGCTGGGGAACTACCAGCTGTCCACTTGTGGCGAAAATGTGAAGAGCCTGATCTAAACCAGGATTACTGTGCTCGGCATATAGATCCTGATCCGTTTTACGCAGTTGCAACAGCTGCATGTACTGTTGAGCTAGTTGAGGATCTTGGGCCGGCATGAACTCATATACAGGCTCTTCCCGGGAAACTTCCTCTTCTTGCGTAAACCAACCAACTTCAACCAATACTGTTCCAACATCAACAGCATCCCGTACATACGCATCGATAAAAGCAACCTTATCGATTTTCGTATTAAACTGCTTATTGAGTATCAAAGCATTTTGTCTTGCCCGTTTGACATCGCCAGATGTTGTAGGCAAAACCTTGAAAAGATCACGGCTATTTAGAAACGGTTCAGACAGAGGAGCATATCGCCACTCTGCCTGTTTCCGAATCAGTTTGGGAGCCACAGCAGATTGACCTTCAATCGCTTTTGGTTTAGCTGCCCCGTCAACATACAGGTTACTTAACCAACGATTAATGTCTTGAATATGTCTGTCCTGATCGGACTCCGCATCATCAATGTTCTGCTTGAGATCCGCAACAGTTGGCTCATTAGCCCAATCAGTCAGTTTCTTTAATTCTTCCATGTGAACTCCCAGCAATTAATCTTGGCCCAAAAGTAAGCAAAATATTTTTTATAAGCAAGCACTCACTTATCTATAAATTGCAAAACTACCCTTCTTCCAGTCCGTCATTGTCTTTGGTCTGTCCTTCCAACAATCCCCGTAGCCGCTGAACTTCGGTCATCAGTTGAGCATTGTTACTGCGATAAATGTTCAATTCCACAGTCTGCAGTCCAATGGTTTCCAAAAGTTTTTCGGTGGTAATCTGTGTGTTTTGTGTAGTCATGTTACTTCTCCTTTTTTGTTGGTGTTTCCAGAGCAGCTACCTGCCGTTCCAGAGTTGTTATTCGTTCAGCCATAAGACTAAACATTTCAATTACTTCTCGATCTAATTGCCGAAGTCCGCCAGCCGTTAAATCCGTAAATAAACCCAAATCGATTTGCAGCATCCAACCGGCTTCATCATAATCCTGCAACCATTCTTCAATATCTTCATCGGTGATTAAGTCGCAATTATCTCGTTTTAGTGTTTCTACGACTTCTGTGTAGTTAGTTAAGGATTGGGGTACAGAGAAAGGATCAATATATGCCATATTGATTTTCGGATTTTTGATGTCTTCTTGTGCTACCACCTCTTTAGTTTTCTCATCGTAAACTTTTCGTTGACGAGGACTTATCTTTGACAGCTCATATAGATCATCAAAATCATCTAATGCTGTGCCATCTCGGTAAACTGCAGTCGTGTGGACTGCCGACCATCGAGCCGAACTGCTACCCAATACTATACTGCCAGAAGGGAACATTCCGTATTGGGTCATATATATTTTATTAACTCGATTAAACTGGTAGTACATATAGTTAGATGTACCGGCACTAAAAATTAAATTCCCGCTTGAAATATTGTATAACCCTGCTGATCCAGTTAAATAAAGAACGGAGGAATCTCCGTAAATTGCATTTCTTGAACTTGCAAATATAATTTTGCCTGTAGATGTAAAGGTCATAGTTCCGACGATATCATTCGCCACAATTACATCAGCAGTTTTGATTAGTTCGGTTTTAATATATCCACCAGAAATAATCGTATCACCTAATTGAGCAACTGTTTCTAACGCATCTAAATAGGCCAGACTTCCGGCATTTAAATAAACTGAATTACCCCGTGCAGCTTGTAATGTTAATTGTGCTGCAGCAACACTATTAACATACGCTGTATCGTAAGCTGTATTATTACCTGTAGTATCTGCTACAACCTGCCAGTGAGATAGCGAATATGATCCAGAAGCCAATGCAGTAACGCATCGCCAAATACCTAATGTACTACCACGATCCCATAAATCTCCTACATCATAGGGAGCATATGGTGTACTTACAAAGACTCGTCTTTTTTGGTCTGCTAAATCCTCTGCATCTTCTGCTAAACCGTATGCCGCTAAAGCTGTTGCATCTGTAATCGGGCTAGACCAGGAACTACCCGAATAACGTCTTAATTGATTATTCGTAGTATGCCACCACATATCACCTTCATGACTGGCATTACTTCCACCAGCTACCCATGCCGCAGAACCAACAGGATCAGAATCCTGGAACCAGGTATAAATTTTGCCATCAATTGCAGTTGTAAGATCGGCAATATCGACATTATAAGTCGCTGAAATAAATGAATCTAAAGCAGAATTGTCCGTATATTTAGATGCCAAACTCCAATCACTTGCTGAGTAGCTGCCAGATGAGCGAGCTAAAACACAGACATACATATCTCCTGCTGCACCTTGCGTCCATAAATCACCTACGTCATATGGAGGATATGGCGTTGAAACAAATGTCCTGCGTTTACTGTCTGCTAAATCTTCGGCATCAGCGGCAATTGTATAAGCAGCTAATGCAGTAGCATCTGTAATTGGACTTGACCAGGAGCTGCCAGAATATCTTCGTAATTGGTTGGCTGTAGTATGCCACCACATATCACCTTCATGGCTGGCGTTACTTCCACCGGCTACCCATGCCGCCGTACCTACTGGATCTGTATCTTGAAACCACGCATAAATTTTACCATCAATCAACCCTTCCAAGTTACTAATTTCCGGATCATACGTGGCTGAAATAAAAGATGAGAGTGCTGAATCGTCTGTGTATTTTGAAGCTAAACCCCAATCGTCTGCCGAGTAACTACCTGAAGCCCGAGCCAAAATACAGACATATACATCACCCCCAGAACCTTGCGCCCACAAATCCCCTACATCATAGGGTGGATAAGGAGTTGATATAAAGGTTCTACGTTTTTGATCAGCAGTGTCTTGTGCTATTGCCGCATCAGATAAGGCTTGTGTTAAGTCTTCATTATAAATCTCAGTCCAATAATATGTAGACCCTGATTTTTGAAATCCAAAAGTTGCTCCGGTTAAAGTATTAAAATAAATATCCCCTACATGCCGATCCCGTTCTTCTGTTGTCGTCCAGGTATTATATGGGGCATTTGAAAGAGTGGGATCCACTGCGTAAAACCATGTAACAGTTACGCCATCTTCACCAATCATTGAAGATGTAATCGTAGATACAAAATCATCAATAGTTTGCTCATCTCCGCCAGTACCCAATATTCGAAAAGAGTCCGCTTTAACAATAAACTCTGATTTCACACCATCGGGCAATAAGGTCCAGACAGATGAAGGAGGTGAATTGTCACTCGAAGAAGTATGACCGGTATTACATTCGTATACCTCTCCTTCATAATAAACTGTTGTACCAGATGTATACGCTTGATCCACAAGCCATTGAGGGTATTGAATTAATTTAACGCCAGCGACATATTGTACGCCACTGACATCTTCAACAATTTCCACACCCCAATGGTTTGTCAATAATGTTTCAGTAGCAGAAATTCGATAACCCTGATTTGCCAGGGTGGTCGTCATAGAACTTACAATACCTTCTGTTGCACTGATATTAATTTCGGCCGTGTCTATTCGACCCTCTAAAGAATCGGTTTGTGTAACCAGTAAACCGATCACACCTGCCTGTATTGAAATTTCACTTTCATTTGCTAGGATCCTGCCATCCAAAGCAGAAATCTCACTAACCCTTAACAGGATCTCATCAGCATTGAGTGTAATGCTGCTTTCAGCTGTAATCAGTCCATCCTCAACATCAATTACTCTTTGTGTAAGTAACCAAATATCGTGAGCCGTAACGCTAATTAAACCAGTATACGCTGCAATCTCTTCGCCTAGATTATATTCAACTTGATCCACCCGTAGATTGATTTCTTCGGCATTCATTGTAATGGCAGCATTCATAGTTATCAGCTGTCCATTGATCGATTCTTCTAAAGCCCCTACCTGCAGGCTAATTTCTTCAGCCGTTAAAAGAATCTGTGCCCAGTGATCCCCAAAAGTGTCTTCTACATAAACGGTAAAATTGCTTCGCCAAAGATTTAAAGAATCCAGATTATCCCAAATGGGTGTAGTGGCAGCACTTATCCGTACATCGAGTTCGGTATAGACATCAAGGATATCCTGCTCCAAAGCAGCTTCAATGGCCCGAATTTCCAATAAATTAGAGGCTACCTGTGCAGAGAGAGTGGCATCCAGTAAAGCAATTTGATCATTACAATTTGTTTCCGTTTGTTCAATTCGAACAATAACAGCTGCAATTTCGCTATCGATACTATTTGTTAGGGCCAATACATCTGCTGCAGTATCAGCCCTAAGTACATCAATTGCGTATGTATTATCTTGAATCGTACTGCTCAGGGTGGTTTCCAGCATAGATAGATTCGAAGTTAGATCAGATCGCACTTGATCAATAGCAGCTGCATTAACCGCATCCTGAGCCTCCATGGTCGCTGTAAGCTCGGCAGCAGTAGTTGTAATCAGCCCTTCCAATATCGCCCGCATATCAGCTAATAAGGCCACAATATCGGATTCCGGCAATAAGGGGTCTATACCGATTCTGGACCAGAGGGCTTGTAGTTTTTCAATATCGGCTCGAAGGGTAGGAGTAAGCTGACTGGTTGTAATCGCATCTGTAAGCGTTGCCAACATACCAGCAACGGTAGAATTCGTAATGGCCTGGTTTAGATTTGCAGCTAAAGTGGCTTCAAACTGCGTAAGGGTTAAAGCCCCTTCCAGCATTCGCAATAGGGTCAACAGATCATACACCCCACCCGTACCTATATGAACAGTCACCTGGGGCTGTTGATCCACAGAAATATTGACCTGGGGCGAAGCATCAATAACTGTAACCGCCAAACTGTCTAAATCGGTGACAGTCACTATTGGCGTATTATCTGTAACCTTTACGCTAACAGGGATTTCGGTTACAGTTACCTGAACGGTTTCGGTCATACGGTAATCTCATCAGTAACGGTTACGGAACCATAAAGCAAAGAATCCACGACAGGTACTTCATCATCCGTGACGAGTTCCAATTCATACTTACCCGCACTGAAAGCCAATTTCGCTGTATCAGCTGCAGAAATGGTAAGCACCAAACTCGTTCCATCATTTTGCGTAGTAATCCGACCATTGCTATTGGTCAGCTCAAATAGCGGTTGCCGTGTAGGAGTCGATTCCAGCTTCCAGGGTGGACGAATTTGTAAACGCATAGTGCTGTATGCCTCTGCAAAGTTTAAGGCCACCTCTTGGGCATTTTGAGCCTCTAAACTAATGGACCAGGTTTTGCCTCGGTAGATCGTAATATCGTATTTTCCAGGAACCATAATTACACCCACCCCTTATTTACAAAACGGGAATTCACTTCTGGCGGTTCTTCAGCTAACCCCAGTTCCATAATTTTTTTACAAGCAGCTTCGAATTGGTAATGAAAAGTCGCAGAAATATTATGCTCCCCTTCAGCGGCTTTAGAGGTCTTTCCTTTAAACACCCGGGCAGCGACATATGCCAACAAGGGTTCGGTAATAAACTCCGGGAAATAGAGTTTTACACGCTCTGGATCAAATGTTTCGGTTACTTTAATGCGAGGATATTTAGCCTGGTAGATTACAGTCAAAGTTTTCAAAGGCGTTGCAGGAACCATGGAAAGAATATCATGACCATCCGTAAATACACCTGTATCTAAATACCTGGGATTATTCAGCGGAACATCTGTTCCATCGGCATCGACAATCTGAAGTACCCGAATGATATCGTCATCCAGGGATTCAATTTCACCCTGCTCAAAGTCTTCAAGATAATCCCCCAGGTAATCAGAACGCAGATAATACACCAATACCCCAGTCTGCTGCGTCAACAAAACTTTTTTCTTTTTCAACACAAATCGCTTATGCAATTCGGTCAAACCCATATTAATTGCAGCAACTACTTTGGGGTATTTATCTTCGGTGATAGAACCAAGAGGCGAATTACCTAGAGCCAGGTTTGCAAACTCCCCGTAAGCCAGGTTATCAAACAAGTCCTGTAACGTCTGCATATCTTTAACTCCTAAACGAGTAACAAATAAAGTGCAACTTAACTGCTTCTTTTTAATTACACAATATAAGACGCAGCTCTAGATTGTTGTTTGTTATCTTCCATTTCCCAAATATCAAATTGGTCCTGAACCATTGGTGTTTCTACACTTGGCCTCCAGGTTTTCAGATTGGCCAGCATAGAAATGGTATCAATAAAATCATCATGTTTGCTTTTCATACCGGCCGGTGATACTAGAGATAATTCAGTTACTGCTTCCACCATAATGGGAGCTTCCCGTAACTCTTTTGGAAAAAATATTTGATGGGCTTTAAACCAAGGAACTACCAAATTGAATCGGACCATCTTATTTGTATTGGGTCTAATCCCGGGCCGGTTCTGATTGAAGTCGGAAGCCAAATTAAAAAAACAATTCTTTTCAATCATTAACTGCTGGATCCAAGGAATGAAACCTCCCTGCTGCCCACTGACCTCAATGCCAACCTGTTGGGGATCCCACTTCTGAGCCAAACGAAATAAATCAAAAATATTTCTATCCATAGTTTGGCGTTCACATACACCATCGACCCAAAACCAATAACCCTTACTATTCAAACCCCATACAGATATAACCGAAAAGTCTGCTGCCTGTTTGTCACTGGTAGCGAAGTCGGTGGTAATGTAATAATTCAAGGCCGGCTTATTGAGCAGCAAAGTATCCCGGCTATACCAACAGATTTCTGAGTCTAATATTAATCGATCCTCTTCAGACATAATCTGCAGCATCAGCTCTTGGTTAAAGGTATCGATCTTGCCCAGCTTTAAAGCCTTATCGTATTGAGCTTTTACATACTCATAGGGAAACCGATCCTCCCAAGCACCTCTAAAATTTTCCTTCGAACAGGGAAACTCTTCACAAATCGGATACACATTGACTGCCCAGGCACCAGATTCTACAGCTTTGTATAAAGGGTCTTTGGCATTAAAGGGAGTTCCGGACCAAATGATTTTAGCCCGTTTAGGATGTAAAGCATAATCAATCGCTTTATAAACCGTATCCTCAATTCGTGCGATAACGGTAGGACTCTTGGCATCGGTATCTGAAAGCAGATCATCGAGTACCGCCAGCATGGGCCTCTTACCCATTTCTTTCGATCCCCGGACCCCTGTCTGCGCTCCATAGCCTTTTACAATAAATACGTTGCCATCAGCATTTCTAAATTCCCAACGAATGTCTGTGAATCGAACTTCGGGAATGTATGTCTGTAGGAACTCAGAATTCTCCCAACGAAATTCTAAATTCTTACGCATATTCTTCACACCATTCTCAATACTATCGGAAACATATAGGGCTAATCGGATATCCCCAAATCCTGGCAACCGTCCGTAAGTACCTAAATATAAAAACAAATACTCTCCGAAAAGGGAGGTTTTGGCTGCACCCCTGAAAACCATATTAGCGATATTTTTTATTTTGGATCCAACCTGATCCAGCATTTTATAGTGGAGTACCGGAGTGATATTTTCTTCGCCATCTTCGCCATTTACCAGTTTAATGAAGTTGACGAATTCTAATGCAAAATCGGAAGGAAGGTACTCCGGGTCGTCAACATACACGACTTCCCGGAGCCAGTCTTCAACCCCTTTCTTAGTTATCGCTGTCTCTGACAACGATCAGTCCTCCTGCTGCAATTGATTTGGCATTCGAAGCTCCCGATTCAATAAGTTGCCGCTGTTGCTTAACCAGTTCCATAGTGGTAGCCCTTAATGTTTCCAGGGTCTTATCTGTCTTGGCTCCAATATCCAATTCAACCTTCTGCGTCTCAGGTGGCTTCAGCTCTTTAATCAAACAAGCTGCTGCATCGCATCGAACCTTTTCAGATCGAGCTGTCATCATCAACTCTGCCTGGGTATTAATGGCCTGCTGGAACAATGGTGCATTAAGGATATAAGAGGGAATAAGCGTCTGCTCAAAGATCAGGTTTACCAGCTTGCTTTTATTATAGGCCGTGGCATAGCTGGCTACATCCTTATCGGAAACTCCCTGCTTCTTAAACTTGGCTATTTTATCGGGAAAGGTTTTTGAATAGGCAGCTATATTGGTAGCACCCATAAGCTTATGGCTTACATACATAACCGCATTCAGGTAGCTGGTCAGCTTGAATTTCCCATCCCGCATAACACTGGCGTATGAAATCAAGTTCTCCCGGAAGTGTTCCATGATCTCTGGATCAGCCAATGTAGAATTGATTCTTTTCATTAATGAAGGGCTGACGTTCCCCTTCATCTGTGGCGGCAAGGCTGCTTTAAACTGTTCTTCTGTAAGCGGCTGCATGATCAGATTGCTTTTTCAATTAATGTTCTCGTACCGTCTGGCCACTCCCATATACAAACCCCAGGAACAAATGTTACCGCTTCAGCTACTGCATAGCTACCATCTGGATTTCTTTGCTGGGTCGTTACTTGAACTACACAGCCTGTAGCTGTTTCCATAGCTTTAGTGCTTTTCATCCAACCTTCTTTTTCACTGGATGCTTTGCATAGAAGCTTAAACATATCTCCATCTCCAAATACTTGGATATCTTTCACATTCTTACGAGCACCGTTGATATCAGAGTTGTGGAGGGTTTTACCTGAACTTGCAGATAACGGTTCAAAGTTTTCTTCAAAATACTCCCGGGCCACCAACCATTTGTCCTCATGGCAGTTGGGATTTCTGGCAATCATATCCCCAAGCTTAGGACTCCCCAGCTTCTTATCAATCTCAGAGACAGATACGCATATCATGTCCATACCCGGTACCCAGGGAGTCATCTCAGCGATATTGGTTCTACGATACTGTTGCCAGATAACAGGCGGATGATTCTGCCGGTAAACCAAATCAGATAAGCCCATCATTTCCTCCTTGTAATACTGCTCGAACTAGTGCATCTTTTGCTTCCAACAATTTACGTAAGCCGGCAGACTTCTCTGGACCATTCGGAAGTATCTGATTCATTTCATGGGCCAAATCTCCTATAGGTTTAGATATTTTCTGTAACTTTTTAGGAAGATGAGAGTATTCAAAAAATATCATAATCGGATTGTCACTCACTAAACCACCTCCTTCCAATCAAACCCGTTAACCGCTGATTGCAACAGGAAGCCAAGAAGGAACCAGATTTTATCTTTGATTTTTTCCATACAAATATCGGCACCAATCTGCTCGTCATAGTTAGCGGGATCTACGCAACTACTGGATTCGGTAATCGTAAATCCATTAATCAAAGTACACACTACTACGGTTACTTTGGCTCGTCCGTCTTCCCCACCCAGCGAGGTTATGCCATAATGACTAATCATAGCCTCCACATCGCCTGGGTGAATTTTATTTGCGGTACCTTGGATCGGTAAATTGGCTTTCTCGAAAACCTCTTTAGGACACCAGGACATATACCCATCAGGGTATTTAACAGAATAGCCGGGAGCATCTTTTTCACGGGTACCAGAAGATTTAAGTGCTTTTGCCGGTTCTGCTTCTACGAGTTTTACGCCGATGTAAGTCTGCATAACTGTCTCTCCTTTAAAGGGTTAAATAAGAGACAATTATATCTTTAGGGTATACCTAGGCAATCGGACCTGTAGATTTAAAAAGTATTTGAACCAAAAAGAAAACCCAACCAAATAAGATTCTGGTTGGGTTAAAGGGATAGGACAGAAACTAAATTATTTGGAAGGAGCCTTCAATTTTTTGGTGGCCAAATGGTTAAACACTAAACCAAGAAATAAAAATATTACTGCTGGCAGCATGACTCCAGTTGTATAGACTATATCACCAGTTCCCTCATTCCCAATCAAAACTACTCCACCACCTAATTGTATGCCTGCAACTATAAAACAAATAATGGCCACTGCTCTCATACCATTCTCCTTTGATTAAAGTTAAAATTAAAAGAACATAACAGGATTACGATTAATCTGTCCACATCTAAAGTTCACATAGTTTCGCCAGGCGTTATGGTCTTATTTGTTCTCCACAGTGTAAGAGAATATTTTGCTGTACTGGTTTCAAAACCTATATGGCATTGATCGGGATCCAGACCAGGATCGAGAATCTCTTTTGAATCTTGATCAGGGAACATATACACAATAATGGCTTGGAGAACTTCATTTGTAATTTCCCGTGCTTCAAGAATACGCTTATGGTCTTTGCCATGTCGATACAGAATCAGCTGTTCTGTTTTTTGATCATAACCAATTTTAGTGCTATCGAGCGTTGTTGTCATTTATTACCCCTTTATATTATTGTGTTTTATAATCCCAATGTTTTTTAACCGCTTCAAAGAACATAGGATCTGGAATTACAGCACTTGGATTCAATAAGTATTCCCCTCGTTTAATCCTGTGAACCAAATTCAATTTCTTTAATTCTTTATAGGCTCTAGATTTTTTATTATCTTCAGTTTTATTTGGTGCCAAATATTTTGCAATACCTGTTTCCGAATTCCAATGTTGGTTCAGCCTCCACCAAAACCAGTGAGCAGTTGGAGACAGTTCTTCAAATACTTTATACAGGTCCGGGTATGGAAGATTTTTGGATGAACCTTTAAAACTTGGATGACCTCCAAAAGACCTTCTGTTCGGTAAAATAGCATACAACTTCTTTCGCCAATGTACCACCAATTCATCATCTGCTGCTACAGGAACTGCAATATGACTGTTCATTTTAACACCCCTATCATAATATTATTTAAGATCGTCCCTATTTTTTAGGGATGATCGTACTATACACTATTATAGTGCGGGAAATCAAGAAAATTTTTTCCTTAAATTGTATGGAGGATCTTTTAGGGTAACTTATTGAAATTATTAGATAATTCTGAGAAAGAGGGTCATAAGATACTTTGGGAGAAAAGTTGACCCCCTGGAGCCTATCCCCAGGGAGCCACAATCAAAAGGAATTTGTTAGACGGTACTAACGGAACCAAACTAATAAATCTTGAACCAAGAAACAATAAGATTAATTTTCTTAAATCGTTTGCCCAACTATTAAAGCCTTTCGTACCTGGCTCCGCTGTCGCTCGCCGGTACACGACTTTAATAGTTGGGTACATTAGGAGGATTAAATTGCCGAATAGTCGCAAAAGAAAATTAATCAAAAAGAGGGCTGCGGGGTTTTGAGATTTTTAAAATTAAGTATGGGTGTAGTTCTCCTCCTACGGAGGCTACATTTCAAAACCTACCCCCCGGGGGTTAAAACTTTCCATGCTCGTTTTCCAACCGGGCTTCGCCCATAACTGTGGGGATCTAGACCCCATAACTTATATCCATATGGAGGACGTATTATGTTCAAGCTCATTGGTCAACTCACTGGTATGCTGTGTCGTTCTATTAACATGCTGGACCACCTGGCTGAGGCCGGGGAAGTCCAGACCGAATTGATTAGAGATGCCAGTAAACTTTCCGCAGACAAGAAGCGGATGGAACTGGAAGCTGAAATTACTGCTTGGGAGAAATCCCAAGCTAAACTTGTAACTGAATAACCCTACAGGGAATCCCAGAGTATCGGGATTCCCTTAGTTTTTTACACAAAACACATACACAACACAGTAAATAGATAGATTATTAAGACTGTACCCTGTACATAATTTGTACATTGATAGGCTGTTATAAGTAGCTGTATTGATTAGGTTTATTTATGCCATGTACATGGAATGTATAGGGGATGTACAATAAATGAATACCCTTCAGTTATTAAACTTTCTTCATAAATACTGTTTTTTCCTACATCCTACCGATAATCTAAACACATCCCTACTCCCCACCAATTCCACCACCTTCTAAACACCTACCAACTTAGCAATTCTTTACTGCACTCCGTGCATAACAGTGGGAATGCCATCCCAATTATCTCCAGGGCCAGGGGGCAATAGTGCCTCCTGGTCTACCCACTTCTATACCAGGCAAGCAGCATAGCGTCAGCGGTGCTGCGAAGCCGGCTTTACAAGGAGACTGTATCATGCCCGAACTCACTGGCAGACAGATCGATATCGAATGCTTCCACAACCTTTACAAATCTATCTATGGCCATCGTCCCAGACATATCGACTTCAGCAGCATGTCTGATAATGAAATCAGTCAGACTATCGATGCTCTGGATGTCCAGCCGGCTGTCAAGCCCACACCTAACCCTGAGCCCAATAAACCCTTTGCCTCTCTGGATCACCTGATCCAGGAAACTACAAACAGGAGATAACATTATGAAATCACAGACAAGAGCTCGTTACCTCTACAGGGCCAAAAATCGCCTTAACGAGGCCTTCATAGGGTTGGTACTCGTTGCCAACCCAACAGCCCGCAAATCAACGAAATTGGCCTCTGGTGCCAGAAAGAGAGTGAACCATGTCCGAGTATCCTAACGTAGCATTTGAGTATGTACCTGATCCTGAAAATTACCTTCATTGTGAAGTATGCGGCTGCATCGTTGAGGCTGAAGACAATGGCCTCTGTGTCTGCTGTGCTGAAATGGCAGCAGACATGAAATGGGGAATTTACGAACCCATCTAAGCTTTACAAAGTCCTGAGCCAAGACTATAAACTGGCTCTTGTTCATTAATTTAAATAGATAGGAAATAGTCCTTATGACCGATAATCTGTTATTCGTTCAATACCAAAGAGACAATGATTCTGGTAATTTTTCAGTACCTGATACCAGAGAAACTTGGACCTGTATTCAAGAGCTTATTAATCAAGGATACACAATTACAATTTCATTAATTTAAACATAATATGGGAGACAATCCTTATGCCTAAGTTCAAACATGATTGTAAAGAGTGTCAGTTTCTTGGATCCGCATCAGATGGTTGGAACAACTATGACCTCTATTACTGTAACCCAACCAAACGGAAATATGCTGGTACACTGATAGCCCGTTTTGGTGATGATGGCCCTGATTATTGTTCAGGCATGGAGTTTGCTGTTACCAATCCCGTCATTGCCCTAGCTGCAGTGAGAGCTATGGTCCTAGGTTATATGGATGCCGGAGAACTCCGAGATCATTGCAAAGCATATCAATTCAAGCATTCTGCATAAATTTCTGTCCTGACACCAAACTAACCATCTCCCTTCCCTGCCAAATAGTCTTTTCATTCTTGGTTCAGATAGACCTTTCTTTGTAAAATCCCACTCTTAGATAGCCTGGCTCACTGTTTATATCAGCCAACCATACTGCACTTCGTGCGGAAATGTGGAATGTATTCTTATTCACAATAACCCTTTAGAGAGGTACTTCCTATGTCAAATGCTCATCCTATTTACCTCGAATACAGAACCTATGATGGTCGATATCAGTGCCATCATGCCCACCTCATTAGTACCGAATGGTTTAATACCTGTAGGACATTAGATCGACAGCATATTACATCTTTTGGTTTACCGAAGGATATGTCTGATCATGTCTACCGTAAAGCATACACCAACCAATGTGCTGAAGGCTCTTGGAACTGGTGTACCTTGAAAGCTTTGCAAGACCTTATAACTAATATCCCTGCCAAAAAAATTGAATGTTTATTGCTGCAGCAACCCTGCTGGCAAGCCCAACATCAACTGATATTACAGGAGCTTATTGGATTCATTGAATACCATACTCCTGAAACTAATCCAAACCATATAAGGCTTATTTACTGGTATTAATAGGAGAATCTTATGACATTTGAAAAAGTAAGTATGACAATTTGTATTTTCATTCTTGGCTTAATGGCTGGTTATGCCTGGGCCTATACCGTATTCAAATAGGAGATCATATGAAATACTATTCCGGAGTCGGTTCAAGAAAGACTCCTAAAGACATCCTGCAGCTGATGACTCAAATCAGTCATGTGCTGCAAAGCCGTGGATTCATTCTACGGTCTGGTGGTGCAGATGGAGCTGATAAAGCCTTTGAAGTAGGTGCTGGTGATGACAAAGAAATCTATTTAGCATTCCATGCAACACCGGAAGCCATGGCAATTGCAAAGCAGTTTCATGGAGCCTGGAATAGATGTTCCGAATATGCCCGCAAATTGCACGGTAGAAACGCTTTCCAGGTTCTGGGTAGGGATCTATCCACCCCATCCCAATTCCTCATCTGCTGGACTCCTGATGGCTGTGAATGCCATGCATACAGGTCTATTAAGACTGGAGGTACAGGTACTGCTATTTCCATTGCAGATCATTATAATGTCCCTGTGTTTAACCTGGCCAATGCAGAATCTTTGGCCATCGTCAAAGAGACACTCTTGTCTTAGCCTATTGGCTGTACAGCACAGCACTTCGTGCATAAAAGTGGAAGTATTTAAAATTGTTCATTAACTTAACATAAGGAGCAAAGACTGATGGCTGCAAAAATCATTGGCAGAAAACCAAATCTTAGCCGTTGTACAAACAAAGAGTATACGCAAACTGAAAGCTTTCAGGATGCAGCAGTGAAAGTAGCAGAACTGTTAGGAGAAGAAAATCCCAATAAGTTCATTACCGTACGGCAGGCAAGCAAATTCCGCCGAGGTACTGGAATCGTTTATCAAACTATCCATAACCTGTAAATTCAACTTAATTAAGGAGAAATAGCATGACTATCAGTAAGAAAGCCGCAGAAGCAAAAGCAGCAGCATTAGCGAACGCACTGGAAACCGATAATACGAATGCAGCCCAACCGAAGAACCGGGCTAGAGCATTCGTCAATTGGTCAGTACCCAAAGCTGACGGATCCGGATACATCCATGGGGACAGAGGGTTCCCCATCTTTCAAAATCCGGAGTACCCTTCACCCCGGGAAGATTTGCTCATTGCTTTGGCAGAGAAGCACGGTGGTTCCGTTGAACTGACCATGAAAGTCCGGGTAACACTGGCCGACTATAAGGGCCGTGAACTGTCCGTTGACGATATTCTGGTAGCAGCTGCATAGGCTACCCCATCACCCGGCATTAGCCGTACCAGCAGAGTATCGTTGGTACGGCTATTTTTATTGTTTAAATAGAAAAGGAGCTAGACCATGGGATACCGTTCAAGACTTGGAAAGGTCAATAAAAAGGAAAAGGACAAATTCACAGGCAAATCTTATGAAGAAGTTTGTGAAATGCTTCCAGACACCTGTACTCCATATTTTCCCGAATTTCACACACAGCTCTATGAACTCGGAAAATATTTTGATTTCACAAAAGGGACAACGCCTTTTTATGATTTTGATATCGAAGAGGAATGTGAAGCAGAATTTTTTATCATGACAAAAGAACAGTTAAAAGAATTGATCGAAGAATATCATGATCTTGTATATCAAAATTATGAAAAGTTGGCTCAGGGTAAAGGAGATGCTCAGTCTTTCCTTGAATCACGTGCAAGGGAATGGTGCGGAAAATACTTGTCCCCATACTATCTCGATGAAGAAAAAACAGATGGAGCAATCGTCAGTTCCTGGCAATATGAGTATGCAATCTTTAATTTAGTTTATATCTATAGGACGTTTGATTGGGAACAAGACTATTTAATTTATAGTGCATGGTAATCATAAAGGAGAAATCAAATGACGAAACATCAATGGGTAGAGCATAAAAATTGTGATCGTATAGGTTGTCCGATTTGTGACGGCGGCTTGGCTATTTGTAAAGTATGTGGTTTAATTGAGGGGAGTTTAACCTCTGAATGTCCTGGCTACCAATGCTATACCTCAAAATCAGACGACATTTATGCTGGCAAACTTGATTTTCGAAATGGCCAATGGATAACAGCAACAAGTCCCTATTCACCTAACTACGGAGAAACCAAATGATTGAAATCTGCAACCTACGTAACGAGAAACCGAAGTATCGTTTTGATGTACGAGTAGATGGAATGTCCGTATTAGGCAACCCATTCTTTATGAAAAAAGAAGATCAACGAGATGCTGTATGTGATCGGTACGAAGATCATTTCAATGTGATGATTCGTTCTGATTGCAAATTTCAGAGAGAGCTGGCAAGAATACAGTCTATTTATGAAACCTATGGCAAACTCCGTTTGTTTTGCTGGTGTGCTCCGAAACGATGCCATGCAGAAACAATCAAACGCTGGTTGGAGAAGAGTATTCAATAAGGAGTGAGTATGCAAATTAGAGCTTCAGATAATAAATTGGGTTATCAACTCTTCTATGAAAAAGGTGATTGGATAATTGTAACTCAACCAGTTAATTGGCTCATCTCTTCAGGAGACACAGGTATAGTTACAGTCTCACAAACAGATGTTTCAACCAATATTAGAGTTGACCTAGACCCTTTAGTTGAAAATGGTTGGGGTGAGATGGTCGTAAATACTAAATGCCTTCAACCCTACGGCATAACCAAGAAGAAACTACCCGGGCTGATCAAAGCATGGAAGAAACAACAAATTGAAAAACTATTAGGAGTAGCTGATGAATGATGCTGAAAGGTTTGTTCAATCTGTTATCGAGAAAGAAGGCGGTATGCAGGAGATTCCCAAAGCTATTGAACTGATCCAGGCATACCGCTTGAAAGAATATTCCTATGAATCTAAGAATCTCCGACTGTCTCAGTGGGAGCCTACAGATGAAGAGCTGTATGAGCTTATAATATGCGTTTTTACAGCTGTTTTAACAGGAGGCTTCCTTACCTACCAGGCCATGGTTGGCAGGCTGAATCATCACATAAAAATGGATGATTTGATAGACAGAATAAAGACCCTGGCAGAGGTGATAGCCATCATTAGCCGCACAGGGTTAATTGAGATAGTACGATCTGGTTCAGGCCAGTATCTACTTATCAATACCGATTATGATCTAGGCGAAGAAATCCCATTTGTAGATGCACATGCAACTGTTTATCATAGGCCACAACCAGTTGAATCTAACTGGGATCCGGAGCAAGGCAGTATGCTGCTGGGCGGTCATTTGAACCATCATGAAGGTAATCTATGTTTGGATCATATCAACAAAATGAATTCCATTCCAATGGCTCTTAATAAGGCTTTCCTGCTAAAGTATCCCGAAGAACCTAAAAAGGCTTCTACTATTGATACTCCCCGCAAGGAACAGCACTGGAAGCTCTTTGTGAAAAGGGGCATGCATAAATATGCTCAAATGCTTGCCGGTAAGAATACCTGTTACCTGAACCATAAATACTGTACCAGAGGTAGGACTTATGCCTGCGGGTACTATATTTCAACGCAGGGATCCAGCTATAAAAAAGCCATGATCCAATTAGCCAAGAAGGAGTATTTAAATGCCGAATAAAACCATTACTGTAAAAAACGTGGATATTGATCTATTACGGGAACAACATTCACTTCTAATTAGTCTTCGAGAATTTACATGCAAACCAGAATTTAGTTTATATAAAACATTATCTGGTTTGATCCATTTCCTGGATGCTTGTATTGACGCAGCTGATAAGGAGTAACCATTGAAACATTACACCCCATTGGAGTACATCCAGATTGATATTGCCAATCAGTTCGGTCTGAATAAAGAATCCTTCGAGAATCGGATTCAATGGACCAAAGACCATGAACCTCACCTGGAACAGTTGGAAGACAAAGCCGATGATAAATATCGGTATGCAGCGGCTGTCATGGCATTACGGGAAATCCAGGAAGGTAAGCCTACGGGTCATTTAGTCGGATTCGATGCCTGTGCCTCTGGGCCTCAGATCATGTCTGCATTAATGCGCTGTGAAACCGGCGCCAGGAATACAGGCTTGATTGGTTCAGATCGTGCAGACATATATACCAAAACCACAGAAGCCATGAATCAGATCATGGGTACCAATACCGCTTTCGATAGAAAGACTGTTAAATACGCTCTAATGCCCTATTTCTATGGATCAAAGGCTTGTCCGGTTCAAGCGTTTGGTAAGGATACTCCGGAGCTGGCTGCTTTCTATCAAGCCTTAGAAACCGTTGCCCCGGGTGCTGCTGCATTGATGCCCATCATGCTGGCAGCCTGGCAGCCATTCGCTGAAGAACATTCCTGGCATATGGCAGATGGGTTTGAGGTCCGGGTAAAAGTAACGGATATGAAAGATACCAAAATCGAGATCGATGAACTGGATCATGCATGTTTCACCTATCGCCATGAAGTTGTTCAGGGATCCGAGAAAGGTCGGGCAATACCAGCCAATGTCATTCAATCAATTGACGGTTTAATCGTCCGGGAAATGAATCGTAGATGTAATTATAATAAAGCCCAGCTGACCCGGGTAAAGAGACTATTGATCAAACGACAGAACCAAAGAATGTGGAATCATGTAGTCTTGGATTCCATCCAAAAGCTTTGGCATAAACACCATTTCACATCTATGGTTGATGTGGAAAATTTAACCTGGGCAGAAATCAAATTCTTTGATTTTGATTATGTGGATCAGTTGCTGAAATTAATAAATCGCAGTCTTAGCAGACCAAGCTTTCCGGTAATTATGATTCATGATGAATTTCAATGCCATCCGAATTACATGAATTATGTTCGTCAAACCTACATCGAACTGCTGGCAGAGATTTCAGACAGTACCATGCTTGAAGCCATACTGACCGAAATTACAGGTCAACCAGTTACAATCAATAAACTTACCACCAGCGTATCACAGTTAATTCTACGATCCGAATACGCCCTCAGCTAACCTACTGATACCTGCCCTGCAGCCATATACCTATATGGTTGTAGGGCTTTATTTTTTCTTTTGGTTCAATGATCTTTTACGCCTCCGGCGTATCCATGAAAATATAACTTCTATAGAAGTCTATTTTAGTTATTAAAAAATAGATAAGTGTCTACTTATTTATTCCCACCTGTTTTACTTCAAAAAGCAAAAAATTTGAGTCTAGAAAAGGCTATTTAAACCGATATACTAAATTTTCAATTCACCTCTTTTCATACTATACACAGCCGAGTGGCTAACACCCTATTTTAGACCATAAGACCTTTAGGGGCCTCCGGCCCATCTTGGGATTACATAAACCAAAACACATTATTAAGGAGACTTGTATGGATCTTTGTGAATGGGAACCAGATACCCTCTTTACCATTGCAGAATGGAAACAAGAGGTCGCAGCCAATATTACCCGACTTGGTTACTGGGACTGGGTAGAGGCTCAATACGAATTCTTGCATGAAGTCACAGAAACTGCTGTCGCTTAAACCAAATTATATAAACAGGAGATAGTCACATGATTATTGACACCAAACAGGCAGTCAGTTTTATTACAACTGCCATGAAAGCCAAGCTAGTCACCATGATCGGTGGCGACCCAGGCATCGGGAAAAGTTCTATCGTACAGGATATTGCTAATCAATATAAGCTGCATTTGATTGATGTACGCCTTTCTCAGTGCGATCCGTTGGATATGCAGGGGATGCCTACCGTTAAAGACAATCGAGCCGTATTCACGCCTATGGACCTCTTCCCTTTAGAAGATACTAAGATCCCCAAAGACAAAACCGGATTCCTGCTGTTTCTCGATGAATTCAATTCAGCCTCTTTAGCGGTCCAGGCAGCCAGTTATAAGCTCATTCTGGATAGGACCGTAGGACAGCGAAAATTGCATCCTAAGACCGTTATTGTCTGTGCCGGGAACCTTATTACCAATGGAGCCATTGTCAACCGCTTAGGCACTGCTATGCAGTCTAGATTGGTTCATTTGGAGTTGGGGGTCAATGCCGAACACTGGACCGAATGGGCATCCAAGAATAAACTGGATCATAGGGTTATTTCTTATATCCATGGTCGGCCGGACAATCTACATAGATTTGATCCAAACCATAATGATAAAACCTTTCCATGTCCTCGTACCTGGCATTTTGTATCGCAGCTTCTGGCTGCATCTAACAACACTCCCCTCAGAGAGATGTTGCCCTTGCTTGCTGGTACTGTTGGTGAAGGTCCAGCCCGAGAATTTATTATTTATACTGAAACCTTTACCAAACTGCCGAGTTTTGCAGAGATCATCAAAGATCCGGTTAAAGCCAAATTGGATAAAACTCCGGCAATGCTTTATGCCATTTCGCATATGATTGCAGCCAATGCCAAAAAGCATAATCTGCCGGCCATTCTGAAATATACAGAGCGTATGCCTTTGGAATTTGAAACCATTACCTTGCAGAATATTCTTCGCAGAGATGAGTCGTTGAAGAATGAAGACTGTATCCAGGAATGGATCGTAACCAAAGGAGATGAAATCTTTTAAAGGAAAATCCGATGATCCAAATGAAATATGCATACACCGATAAAGGATTTTGTCGGGTGCATTATAAATACAAAAACAAACAGGGTGAGTGGGTGATGTACTGTCTCATGGAAGATCACGATACTGTTAAAATGTATCGTTGCTCCATGGATGGTGAACCCGATTATGTAGTTGTCCCATCTTTAGAGGATCTGGATTTAGAACTTCCACCGGATGATTACGGGCAAGAACTATATCATTGCTTTTTTAAAGGAGAAGATCATGCCACCTGAATTTACAATTACAGATCGTAGAGGTAAGAAGGCTCTTTGGGTCAGTGATGGTGCTCCACGTTGGAACATTTGGGATCTATCTGAAAAGGAACTAACTCCCAGTGTTAAGAAGGCTATCATCAACGCTTACTTCATCGGTGCCAAACATCATGCAGAAGCTGTATCTGATGTTCGAATTAGTGGACAGTTTAACTCGGAATTTACAGAAAAGGAATAATCATGACAACTGATACTACCAACTTGAAAAAAGCCATTGATATCATGACAGATATTAATTTGGATTATTCAAAAATTCTTCAACACATTGCTAAACATAATCCTGCCGCTTTGATTAGAGCATACGACTGTTGTAACCAGAAACCTAAGTCTGCACTCCAAATCGAAGCAGAAACACTTCTACAAGATGGCAGAAAAATTCCTGCTATTAAAGCTTTGCGAGAGGCAATGAATTTAACTTTAAAAGACGCCAAAGAAGCTTGTGATCTATTTACCTTCAATTCCACCTGGCCAACAGGCTTTTGGGAAAAGGAATAACCATGATCAGTCATCAGGAGATTTTAAAGGCTATCGATGCTTCCATTATAAAGTGGAAAAGGATTGTCTGGCCCGTAATTTATTACCCCTCAACCCAGCGGAAACTGCAAAGACTTATCACGGGCATTGAATCAGCATGTCCTTTATGCAAACTCTTTACAGAAGATTGCGTACACCCAGATAGCAATATCAACTGTCCGATATATGAATTTACTGGAGAAGATTTTTGCTGGGCTACCAGTTTTTACAGTACTACGCATTGGGCCAAATATCTGAAAAATCCCCGCTATACTGGATCCACTCAAGCCAACAATCAAATGCTCTCTGAACTATATGAAATTCGTAGAAAGTTCATTGCTGCAATAAACAAAGGAGCTTTCGATGAAAACTGAAGACGATAAACTTTTGGAACGAACCAAAATTGCATTAATGATGCTGCCGGATACCGTATTCTTTACCACGATCCTCTTTTCGTTACATACGGTATGGGATACCAAGATGTCTACCATGGCTGTTGATGGTCGCAGTCTTTTTATTAACCCCCAGTTCTTTAAAGGACTGACACCAGATCAGCGTATCGGTGTACTGCTCCATGAGGTCATGCATGTAGCTCTAAGCCATATGACCCGTAGAGGAGATCGTGAGCCTCTCATTTTCAACATGGCAGGCGATTATGTCATTAACAATGAACTCTTAGCCAATGGCTTTCAACTGCCTGATGGATGCCTTTCAGATGATAAATACAAAGGTATGAATACCGAACTGGTCTATGCTCAGTTAATTAAAGATGCAGAGAAACAACCAAGTCAAGGAATTCCTGGAGTAGGACCAGATATCGTATATACGACTGATGCTGCCCAGAAGAGTGCTGTAGAACAGGAAATCGCCGACATAGTGCTTAGGGCTGCTACCCAGGCCAAAGCTCTTAATTCGGGTTTTGGAAGCATTCCTGGGGAAATCATGGTTCAGTTGGATAGTATTATTAATCCAAAATTGCCTTGGAATGTCATCTTCCAAAATTACATGAACCAATATGCGAAAGATGATTTTTCCTGGCAGAAACCAAATCGCCGCTATTTCCCGGAGTACTATCTGCCCTCTGCCCATTCAGAAAGAATGTGTTCAATTGCAGAAGCTGTAGATTGTAGCGGTTCTGTATCTGACCAGGAATTTGGTTATTTCATTAATGAAACCAAAGCAATCCAGGAATCCCTGAAACCGGAAAAGATTACAATTATTGATTTCGATACGAAGATCAATAAGATTCAGGACATCACCCAGGATACGGATATTCTAAGAGATTTGAAGTTCCATGGTCGAGGTGGGACAGATATCCATCCTGTCTTCAAATGGGCTAAAAAGGAAAAGCCAGAAGTATTGATTATCTTTACTGATGGTGGTTTCCGGATGCCTGATGAAACTCATTTCCCTGAATGTAATATTATTTGGCTCATTCACAATTATCCAGACTTCACCGCACCCAAAGGTGAAGTGATCCATTACGAATTGTAGGAGATCCAACATGAAAAATAAAATAATTATTACGCTGGAAGGCGGTTTGATTCAATCAATTCAAACCACCGTTCCTATGGAATACATGATTGTCGATGTAGATGATAATGATATTGACCTTGATGAGGATCTGCTTGATCTCTATCCCGGTGAAGGAAAAGTCTGGGCTGCCGTACACCCTGCCAAGTTAGATCCGGAATTGGTGGAAACCGTCTTTGAACGATATCGAAATCTTAAAGGAATCAAACCCAATGATTAAATATGATGAACAGTTTCTTGCTGATGTTATCAGTAAATGGTCCAAAAGATTAGGATTATCTGATTGGACCATTACTGCTTGTTTTCGTGAAGCTCGTGATATGCATCAAGCTCCTGCAAACACAAGAATTCGAGTTAATATTCAACAAGCTGATATTCATATTTTACAACCAGAAGACCGCCAATTATCTGACCCACAAGATGCTGATATGGAATTGGATATTGTTCATGAGCTTATCCATATTCGTTTATGGGCTATCGATCCTGAAGAGCCTGAAGGAGTATTATATGCCTGTAGAGAACAAGCAATTGAGTGGCTGGCTAAAGCACTAATAACCTCTGATAGATCTGAAGGAAATAGCTTATATGATTAAAAACATAACCCTGACCCAGGATCAAAAAGCAGCAGTGAAAGCCTTCTGCCTATTTCTCTTGGATCCAAAAGAAAAATACATGGTAATCCATGGTGCAGCCGGCACAGGCAAAAGTACCTTGATTACCCACCTCATGGAAGCCTTGGAAAAGCAGTATAAGATGTATGCCTTGCTTCTATGTAAACAGCCAACTGAAGGCCAATTTGAAGCCCTCTTAACTGCTACAACTAATAAAGCTGTAGCCGTATTGGAAGACCTGACTGAACGCAAAGCTCAGACAGTTAATGCCCTATTGCAGGTACGGGTAGCTCCGAATTTTAAAACCGGAAAACAGGAACTAGTTAAAAACAAGAACTATTGTCTGCTCTACAACAAGCTCATCATTTTAGATGAAGCCAGTATGCTCAACGATGAACTGTTTGAATTGTTGGATCAAACCACAGTGGACTGTAAAATTGTTTTGATCGGTGATCAGTATCAATTGGCTCCTGTCAAACAGAAGAAATCTTTGATGGAAACTCTGAATTGTCCCAAAATTCTAATGAATAAGGTCATGCGGCATGGAGATGAAATTCTGGCGGCCAGTACCTTATTCCGAGATACCGTAGAGTATGGCAACTTTCCGGAAATTCCGAATGGCCAAAATATTGTTCATGTTAAAGGCTCTGAATTTAAACGTCAAATTGATCAAGCATTTTTAAGTCCCAGTTACCGGGAAAGCAATACCAAGATCCTAGCCTGGACCAATGATCGAGTTATTGAATACAATCGGTACGTCCGGGATTTGAAAGGATATCCTACTCAGTTTCATAAAGGCGAAACGGTTATTACCAATAATTTTATTGCTTTTGGCAAATACCGTTGGGCGGTAGATAGTCCATTAGAAATTACCCAAATAAGTTCACCCATAGAACGGAAAGGGGTAACAGGTCGCTTAGTAGTAATTGATGGGATAGTCGAAGCTTTCTTGCCAAATGATCCCAGGGATATTCGAGCCACTCTAAAACATCTGAAAAAAATGAAAGAGTGGCGAGAATATTATACCGTACAAGAAACCTGGTTAGACCTGCGACCTGCTTATGCAAGTACCGTCCATAAAGCTCAAGGCAGTACCTACAAAAAAGTGTTCATTGATTTATCAGACATAGGCCGCTGCACTATTGCATCTGATGTTGCCCGCATGTTGTATGTTGCTATCAGCCGAGCCAGTGAAAAAGTTATTTTATTTGGTTCACTGCCTCAAAGATATCAGCCGCAACAAGTAGCTGCAGCAGTCCAATAAGGAGAACTTATATGGAAAGAGGGATTTGCCCATACTGTAAAAAAGATATTAAATTCTACGCTTATGCAGAATGGTGTGTAAATGACAGCATTGCTAATCATTTAGAGTGTCCATTCTGTTCAAAATCAATGTTGGTTGAAACCGAATTGCAACCCATATTTTGGACTCATCCAATAACCCAAGGAGAAACATTATGTCCCGAAGTCGTGAACGAATGATGTATCTCCGGCAATTGCAAAACCATTTAGTAGAGCGAGTTTTCTTGGATCAGAAGCAGGCTTTAGAAAAAGAACTCTATTTGATTGCCGAAGAAAACCAAAAACTTTTAAATGCCAATGCTCCTACATTTATGTTCAATGATAGGTGGTGTCCTTATGAAAAAGCTCCGTCTGTCGAATGCAATAAAACCTTACACCCTTCCTTACGGGAAAGAGTTGCAAAATTATTTGAGTGTTCTGATTTTGAAGATCGAGATATTCGAATAGGCATTCAAGTATTAATCGCCAATGCTCTAACGACAGCCAGACATTCAACTGACCTGTATTCGCTGCTTCCTGTCCAATTTACCACGCATTTGCCAGCGATAGATAATAGCATATTCGATATCGGTGATCCTCTCTCTGAGGCCGAAATAACAGCCTTCAATGAGATCAATCAAGAAAATCTCAAATTTCTGAAACGCCTGTTAATTACACAACTGTTGACCGCCAAAATTTAAGGAGTTGATTGTGCATTCTCTGTTAAAACGTAAAAAAGCTGAACTGGCTCTATTGTATTCAATTCCTATTCTCAGTAACGCTAAAGAAAACAGCCGGTTAGCAGGTCTATTACGCCGGCTGCAGCAACAGGTACTCCCCTATTTACAGCAACTGGATAAATTTACGGATCAGGATCTTCGTGAAATAACAGAACAAATTTTTGAATGGGGCAAAGCTACTGGTTGGCTTGAAACCAACAAAAGTACAGGAACCCTGGTATCATTTTGTTTGAATATGATTGAAGAATCACCAATCCGTTATGATGAAAAAATTCATCGCACCCTCAGAAATTTGGCTGAACATTTAGAACAGGGAAAAGCCTTGTATCCTCTTTCCTGTACTGCAGGCCAAATCGCTGCAGAAAAATGGGAACGACTTTATCGAAAAGGAGTTTAGAAACATGGCACATGAAGAACTGAAAAAACAGTGGGAGGAGGATGTAAAAGTTTTTGGAAAAGATGCTTACAAGCATTGGGAGTTTTATGGGCCTGATCATAAGTGGAAACCATGTGTTATCAAACCTCATTGGGTATCAGAACATCAATACCGCCACAAAGAACCACCGTTTCAACCAGAATACTTCTCCGGCCTGAACTGGCGAGAAGCAGAGAAGCTGGTGGGGAAAGTGGTGGAGACATCAAGAGACGGAGAGCATTGGGGTGACGAAAAAATTCTCAAGGATTTCAGTCATACCACTAATGATAAGTTTAAAGATATCAATGACTATGTTTACACATACATTCGAACTTGCCAAAAAACATATCAAGAACTATTCCACCCCACAATCAAGATCACCGTCAACGGCAAGGACTACGAGTTGCCGAAGCCGGAGAGGAAAGCACCCCATGAAGCAAAACAATACTGGTATAGAAACGCAGAGAACCAGATACAATGCACAACATGGGCTATCACTTTACTCGACATCGATAGACTCAATGCTGGTAACATCCACCTCACTGAAGCCCGCTGCAAAGCCTGGGACGATTTCTGGAGGGAGATCACAAATGCATGAAGACTGTATTAAAGTGATCTGCGAACACTGTGGCCATCAAGGTTACATGAATATCAGGTATTTCAATGAGCCTGTTGTTTGTCCAAATTGTGGCCTTTGCAATGAATTTAACTTAAACCAAAAGGAAACTGAATGAAGCATATACTTTTTGGATCCGATGCTCAGAATCTCAAATTGGCTGTGCTGATTAAAGATACCGGCTTTAATAAAGCCAAGCTGACAACCCACTATATCAATCGTTTAAAGCATGTTCCCGCTGATCAGTGCATTGCCTTCAACTTGATCTATGAAACCCCTAAAAAGTGCTCTGCAGCTTACGGTAAAGAGTATCTAACTGAACTGTTGCCAGCGATTAATGATTTGGGTGTTCAAACCCTTTTGGTTTGCGATACCGTTTATTTTAAACTCTTAACCAAAAACCAAAAGACTGATACCTGTTTTGGATATGTGTATCCTTGTACCTTTCCCGGGTTCGAGCATATGCAAATTATCCTGGCTCCCAATTTCCAGGCAATGATCTACAACCCGACTCTTCGTAAAAAGATGAATATGGCCTTATATGCTTTGGATCAATATATGGCTGGTAATTACCAGGAACCTGGGCAGGATGTTATTCGATATGCCGAGTATCCTACAACTGTTAAGGACGTTTTCGATTGGCTTTCGAAATTACGAACATACGATCAATTAACTTGTGATATTGAAGGGGAAAGTCTAGCTTTCTATAAATGTGGTATCAGTACCATATCATTTGCCTGGAGTAAGCATGAAGGAATTGCTTTTGCAATTGATAGAAGTCAACATGCTAAAGAGATTAGAAATTTTTTAAAAGCATTTTTCCATACATACCAGGGAACCTTGAGATTTCATAATGCTGGTTTTGATATGAAGGTTTTAGTCTATGAGCTGTGGATGAATCATTTGGCTGATTACGAAGGTATGCTTAAAGGCATCTTCACATTAACTCGCTCATTTGATGACACCAAACTTATTGCATACCTGGCTACGAATAATGCGGTTAAAAATGAATTGGGTTTGAAAGCATTATCAGCTGAATATACCGGCAACTATGCTCAAGAGGATATTGCAGATACTTCTAAAATACCCTTGCCTGAATTGTTGGAATACAACCTGAAGGACTGTCTGGCTACCTGGTATGTCTATGACAAATATTACCCGATGATGGTTGCAGACCAACAGCAAATTCTTTATCAGGAATTATTGAAACCGTCCGTTAAAACTTTGCTGCAGATGGAACTCTGTGGAATGCCTATGGACCCACATAAAGTCCAGGCTGCTAAACAGCAGCTTACAGATATTGTCAATGGTCATATGGATTTCTTTCGAAACAATAAACATATCAAAGAAGTCCACTTTCAGTTGCTGCAAGCCAAAGCTCAAAAGAAAACTGAACAGGCCAAGCAGAAAGTCTATACCATTGACGATTCAGTAGTGCGGAAAGATTTGGAAGAATTTAATCCAAATAGTGATAACCAGGTAAGGTTTCTACTGTATGATTATTTTGGTTTGCCGGTCATCGATCTGACAGATAGTAAACAGCCTTCTACCAGCGGTAAGACTTTAAAGAAGATGTCTAACCATACGCAGGATCCAGAGATTATTGAAATCCTGGAACACCTGCAAGGCAATGCGGATGCAGGGATTATTCTCAGTACCTTTATCCCTGCATTTGAAAAAGCTCAACAATTGCCGGATGGTAGTTATCGGTTATATGGAAACTTTAACCTGGGTGGCACACAGAGCCTGAGACTAAGTTCTAGCAATCCTGGAAAATTTTAGTTGAATTGCTCCTATAAAACTGCTAGAATGAGTACCAACTAGTTATACTTATAGGAGATGCCAAATGCACACTATTATTGAAAATTTTATTGCTACTGAAATGCGATACCCGAAGCCGTCTTCAAAAAAGAAAAAAAGATATGTTACCTTTAAATGTACAAATTGTGGTTGTATTACTGAAAAGGTATATCAAGCAAGTAGACCTTGGAAAAGTATGTGTATTTCATGTATTCAACGAAAACATACTACGGAAGACTTTATCGCATTAGGGCGTAAACATTTTGGAACATTTTATGACTATTCAAAAACTGTATTTACTGGCGTAACAAAAACCTTAACAATTATTTGTCCCATTCATGGCGAATTTCAACAACGAGCTTGGGAGCACATGCAAGGCCATGGATGTAATAGGTGTAAGTTTGATATGAAAAGTAAATTACAGAAACTTCCTTTAAGTGTTTGGGAAGAAAGATTAAAAGCTTATCCGTTAATCACCGCTCAAAATTGGGGTGATTTAGGATACCATTCTGAAGTCCTATTGACATGCCAAATACATGGAAATTTTAAAACTCAATTAGGACAAGTCGGCACAAGCAAATATTTGTGTAAAGAATGTGCTTTTACTTCTCATCAAAATCAAAGCATACGCAAAAATTTAATGGGTACTCCGGCAACAATTTATTATGTCTATTTACCTGAAATAGATATGTATAAATTTGGGGTTACAACAAATCTTAAAGCCAGATTAAAGCAATTAGGAGAATATAAATTAATTGCTACTGGAACTAAAGAATACATTGAAGCATTGCGGTTAGAGCATGAGGCCCATTTAGCACTTGATAAATATCGCTATAAAGGAAGAAAAAAATTAGTTAAAAATGGTTCAACAGAATTGTACAAACAGTGTGTATTAAAAAAACTAAAACGGGCTTTACAGGAGTAATCTTGTATCGAAAATCGCCTAAACAAGGAAACTCTCTATGAGACAACCTTGTGCTAAAATCTTATATAAAGATAAATGCCCAACGACTATCCCTGAAATGGGAGTACATCACAAGCTAATGGTGATGGAAACGGCGATCATCCAAACTATTTTGGATGTTGATATAGTCTGCTCTGCATGGCAACATGCAGCTGAGTTAAAAGCTCGGCTTTGGAAGTTGCGTTCCAAAGTGAACATAAGGAACTTACAAAATATCCCTTCACACTCTGCTTTTGCCAAAATCATTAAAGAGTGTTTTGTTTCTCCGGATAATTGGGTCTTTGTCGGGGCCGATTATGCTTCCTTGGAAGACAAGATCAATACTCTTTTAACCCGGGATCCCAATAAAGAAAAAGTTTATACCGATGGATTTGATGGTCACTCACTTCGAGCCTTATCCTATTTTCGGGATCAGATTACCGGGATAGATGAGCATTCTGTAGATTCTGTCAATTCGATTGCCAAGTTGTATCCAGATCAACGACAGGCTTCTAAAGCTCCTACTTTCGCACTTACTTATGGGGGTACTTTTATAACCCTCATGAATAACTGTGGCTTTACGGAAGAACAGGCAAAAACAATTGAAGCCAGATACCATGAGCTTTATGCGGTTGCCGATCAATGGACAGCTAACCTTATCGAGCAAGCTAAAACGATTGGGTATATTCCATTAGCTTTTGGAGGACGAATTCGTACTCCTTTGTTGGCTATGTCCAAAGGTAAAAAGCTTTCCTACCAGGCTCAAAAAGAAGCTCGAAGTGCTGGTAATGCAGCAACACAATCTTACTGTGTATTGACCCTTCGAGCTATCAATGAGTTCATGGAAAGAGTATGGGCATCTCCATATAAGTACCAAATTCTGCCTTCAGCAACAATACACGATGCTGGTTACTTCATGGTTTACGACAGTGCCAATGCTGTTCATTGGGTCAATGAAAATTTGATTGACTGTATGGCTTGGCAACAGTTACCGGAAATCCAACATCCCATTATTAAAATCACCTCTTCATTAGAAATTTACTGGCCCTCTTGGAACCAGCAAATCAAAATCCCTAATGGAGCTACCAAAACTCAGATCAAACAGCTGTGTGAAGAAGCTGAAAGGAAAATTAATAGTGCCAATTAAATATGTTGAAGTAACAGAAACAGTACATATTCGCAAAACGGTTAAAATCGCAGTCATCGATCATAACATTCCTGATTGTCATTTGGAAATGCCGGCAATGATGTCAGCTTTCCAAGAGCTTCCTGATTATGAAGCAGCCGGCTGGGAATTGGTTGGATCAGAAGGCTGTACCTTTCAAATTCTTGAAAATCAAAATGGAGGTGATTGATGAAAGTCTTTTTATCTGATTGGATTTGCATTACTACTGTCGCCTCCTGCGTAGCTTTTGAAACAGGTGTGGTGACTGGTTTTATTATCGGATGTTTATTTTTTGCCTGTTATGGCGATCTGAGAAAGGGGCTGGATAATGATTCTTGCAATTGATCCTAGTATTGCCAACTATGGATGCAGTGTTATTAATACCCAAGGCAAGGTTATTAATGTCGGCACCATTCATACCAAAAAAGCTACGAAAAAGCTCTTACGAGTAGCTGATGATGAAGTGCAGCGGATTACCTATATCACTGCTCAACTGTCACAGGTAATCCAGAAATATCAGATCCAGGGAGTGGTAGGTGAATTACCGCCTTCTGGCAGCAAATCCGTTAAAGCAGCTAGAGGCTTGGCAATGGCCATGGCACTCTCTGTAGCCCTGTTTACGGAGCATAAATTGCCAGTTGAATGGGCTACCCCCATAGAAGTGAAACAGGCCATGACAGGCCGTAAAGACGCTTCTAAAGAGGATATGATGTTGGCTGCCTGTAAACGGTATGGATGGAAAGTCTCAGAAAAAATAATTCGACCCAAACAAACCAGAAAGATTCAGCGAACTGATCGAGTCTATCACCCACTTGGCAAGACCATGGGGAAAAATGATTTCGAGCATATCGCAGATTCATTAGGAGCATATGAAGCTTTAAAACATACCAATGTCGTACGTATGTATGTGCAGGTCGCAGCATGAAACTACTTGGATTTATTTTATTATTTGGTTTCGGCTGTTTATTGTATTGGGTTGCCTACCAAAACGGTTTAAGGGCTGGAAAACAAATTCAGTTTTTCGAGGATTACAGAACCGCTATGACAGAGGTTTTCATTCCTGATCCAACTGTCCACAAACATAAGCACAGAAATTTGGCTTTAAAACAAAAAGGAGAATAGATGCTCTATATCTTGATAACAATTGTAGCAGTATTTTTAGGTTGGATGACTGCTCAAGAAACAGGCCCATGGACTGGAATCATTACAGTCTATTTGGTTTTGCATACTTGGGTTAATACCATTTTGATTGGTCAACCAATCTATATCACAATCCAGCAAGTAGATGAGGAGGGCAGTCCCATTGAATAGACCTTCCTGGCCAGACTATTTTTTCGATATTGCTAAAATCGTGAAAACTCGATCTACCTGTCTCCGTAGGCAAGTAGGGGCCGTAATCGTTAAAAACAATCAAATCCTGGCTTCTGGTTATAATGGTGCTCCAGTAGGCATAGAGCATTGTCAGCATACAGGCTGTTTAAGAACATCGATGGATGTGCCTTCAGGCGAACGCCATGAACTATGTCGAGGTACACATGCCGAACAGAATGCTATTATTCAAGCAGCTAAACACGGTATTGCTATCAATGGAGCTACTCTATTCTGTACCCATCAACCTTGTTTTATTTGTACCAAAATGATCATCAATGCCGGGATTAGAAATGTGTTTTATCAACACCCTTATGGTGATCCCATGGCCGAAGCTATGTTGAAACAAAGCAATATTAACCTTTATTTATGGAGAGTTCAAAATGGATACGACCTCTGATATATTTATGGAAGAAATATACAAAGAAGACTTAGCTAAACGATTTCAAAACCATCGAGCCAATCACGAAAATTATCCGCCGCAATTATGGTCTGAAGCAGCTGATGCTTGTATGGCCTACGGTTGGGATATACCCGCTACGGCTTCATACTTTGGAGTAAATTCGGTAGCTTTAAAAGCTAAAATCTTACCCAGACGGTTAGCCAAAGAAATGCACACCATTGATATGCATTCTGTTGGTGCCAGGGATAGGCTTATTTTGAAACGATTGCAATGGCTATCCCAGAACCCTACCGGCTATAAAGAATTTCCGGTTGAATTTCAAAATGATTTTGCTACAGCTGTTTTGCGGGACAAGGTTAGCAGGTCTTTCATTGCAAAGGCATTGGATATTCCTGTTAAGGAATACGAGCAATGGATAGAGAATGCACAAGCTCAACAAGTCAAAAAAACAGAGAATCTATTTGGTGAAGACTCAGATGAAGAACCTGAGCCTGAACCTACAGTCACACAAGTTGTATTTTCAGAAGAAGAAATTGGTCGAGCCATTACATCATCATCTGTAACCGTATCTCATGCAGTTACCACGGTATTGTGTATATGTGCCAATGGCCATGTGGTTACTGTCCCGACATCTTCGGATCTAACGATAAACGATGTAAAAGATCGTTTAAATGTTACTGCATAAATAATCCAACTCCTGGATTCCATTCTATATACTGTCTCAGATGTACTTTTTAAAGCAAACCATGCAATTGACGCAATAAACGTGCATCTGAGATAGTTCCTTCCCACGACAGTATTTCAATTCAATATCAGCCTCCGGCTGATTTGCGGTATTCCAATAACTCAAATTGAAAGGAGAAATCGTGACTACTGTTCCTTCTATTGATTTTGATGAAGATTTTTACATCGGCAAAAAAATCAATGAAACCTGGTGCATCTTAGAAACAGCACCTACAGCGTATCAAGCCTTTAAAGCCCGAAATCTTCTTTTACAGCAGGATCAACGAACTGGTTTGCGGATACCGGAAACTGATTATCGGGTCTTTCGAAAAGGCTATAACGAAATCCAATACAACATAGAGGATCGTCAATATGAAATTAACAAATAAGGAAGGTCATTCCTTATCGGTAGCTGTCTGGCTCAGTACCGATGAATATAACCATAACCCCTACCCCGGGAAAAAAGAAATCAGTGCTACCAGCCTGCTTAAACCCACTCGTATGATTGTACTTTCAGAACGATTGAAAACCGATGTAAAACAGGAAGTGGAAATTGATATCTCTACCTTCATTGCTTCTCGATTAGGTACTGCCATTCATAACAGTATCGAGAAAGCCTGGAAAACCAATTACCGCAGAGCATTGCATCTATTGGGTTACTCCCAGAAAATGATCGATAGGGTACTTATTAATCCAACGGCCGAAGAACTGGCTGCAGCAGATCATCCTATTCCGGTTTACATTGAACAGCGAGCTGAAAAAGAGTTGGATGGGTATATCGTTCATGGTGGTTACGATTTCATTGGAGATGGGTATCTGGAAGATTTCAAGTCTACCGGCGTATACAGTTACATCCATAAATCCAATAGAGAAAACCATCGACTGCAGGGTAGTATCTATCGTTGGTTGGATCCAGAAAAAATTACCAGTGATCATATGTTGGTTCAGTATGCTTTTACCGATTGGTCCAAGCTGCAGGCAATGATCCAAAAAGATAAAGGTTATCCCCAATCCCGCCTGGTTACTGACAAGATACCTCTATTGTCCATGGAAGATACAGAACGGTATATCCGGCAAAAGATTGCAGAGATTGAACATTTCAAAACTCTGCCAGAAGCGGAAATGCCTTTCTGTACAAAAGAAGAATTATGGCAAAGCGATACGGTTTACAAGTATTTCAGCAAACCAGATGCCAAAAGGAGTTCGGGCAATTTCGATAATTATTATGAAGCTCATCTGAAAATGACCGAAGCCGGTAAAGGCTTTGTAAAAGAGTTTCCTGGTGAAGTACGCAGGTGCGGCTATTGTCCTGCCTATGACCTGTGTACGCAAAAAGACATATACCTGACCGAAGGAATTTTGGTCTTACCGTAAGGAGTGTTTATATGCGTGATCTCGATCAATTGACATTTCATCCTATGGCCGAAAAAATCGTAGAGGTGATCTGTCGTAAAACCCAAAACCCTAATCGTCATTTCTTCAGGGTGCTGTTAAGCTACTACCTGGCAAAAATGGCAGCAACCATGAGAGTTAAAATTGCAACCCGGGATAGAGGAATCATTCCGGTAAACCTGTACGCTATTAATTTGGCTCCATCTGGACAGGATAAGGGTCATTCTACAAATCTCATTGAAGACCACCTAATCAATCAATTTAAAGACGTTTTCACCAACCAGACCCTACCAGTCATCGTAGATGAAAACCTCGCTAAATTGGCCTTAAAACGGGCAAATTTAAAGGGTGAAGATCCGGACATTGTAGAACAGGCAGTAAGAGCTGAATACACTGCTCTGGGTAAGCTGTATTTTTCATTTGATTCAGCAACCCCACCAGCTGTTAAACAGATGCGGCACAAACTGTTGATGGCAAAAATTGGTTCAGTCAATTTAGAAATCGATGAGATTGGTATCAATCTACTGCCGAATGCTGATGTACTGGGAACTTTCTTGGAACTCTTTGATATCGGTAAGATCAAAGACAAACTAACCAAGAATACCAAAGAGAATACCCGCAGCGAAGAGATTGTAGGGAGAACCCCTACCAATATGCTGCTCTTTGGAACTCCCAGCAAACTGTTGGATGGTGGAAAAACTGAGGATACTTTCTATTCTTTCCTGGAAATGGGATATGCTCGTAGATGTGTCTTTGGCTATACCAAAAATGGAAAGATGGCTTCAGAACTCACTGCTGCAGAAGTCTATGATATTCTGACAGACCAGTCTTTAGGCAAATACTTTACACAGTTATCCAGTCAGTTTGCAGGTCTAGCTAATGCCGTTAATTATAACAAAATGATTACGGTATCCAAAGCTGTCAGTATTCAAATTATTGAATACCGGCTGTACTGTGAAAAGCTTGCCAGCAAAATGGCTGAACATGAAGAAATTGCAAAAGCAGAAATGGCTCACCGATACTTCAAAGCATTGAAGTTAGCAGGAGCATATGCCTTTGTAGATGGTCATTCAGAAATCACCGAAGATAACTGGTATGCAGCTGTATGCATGATTGAAGAATCCGGTAAAGCCTTAAAACAGCTTCTTACCCGAGATCGCAATTATGTGAAGCTGGCTAAATATATCAGCTGCATTGGACATGAAGTAACCCATGTGGATCTCACAGAAGACCTTCCCTTTTATCGTGGATCCATTGCCCAGAAAAATGACTTGATGCAATTGGCTATTGCCTGGGGCCATAAACACCACGTAGTCATTCGTAGAACTACCAGTAATGGTATCGAGTTCATTTCCGGTGAAACGCTCAAAGAAGTCGATTTAAAGCACATGATCGTAGCGTATAGCAAAGACATTGCTGATGGCTATAAGAATGTACAGGCTCCTTTCGATAAGCTGCATAACCTGGTGCTACAGCAGGGAAGACACTGGATTACCCACCATACGGTCAATGGTCATCGAGATGAAGAATCCTTAATCCCTGGCTTCGATATGATTGTTTTGGATATCGATAAGGGTACAACGATCCAAGAAGTGAAAAGTCTTTTAAAAGACTATAAATTCCTGCTGCATACCACCAAACGACATTCAGCAAATCATCATCGCTTTCGGATTATTATGCCCTTGAACTATCACATGACCATGGAAGCCGATGAGTTCAAAGAATTCATGCATAATATCGCAGAATGGTTGCCCTTTGAAATTGATGCACAAGCTGGCCAACGAGCCAGAAAATGGATGACCCATAATGGCAAACATTTTTATAATGATGGGAATCTGTTGGATGCTCGATTGTTTATTCCCAAAACAGCGAAGAATGATGAACGGCAGAAAGTCGTACAGACCTATCAATCTCTTACCAACCTCGAAAGATGGTTTGTTCAGAACTCTACCAGCGGCAATCGGAATAATCAATTGTTACGGTATTCCCTCTTGTTGGTTGATATGGGATTACCGGCCGACCAGGTTAGAGTGGCAGTGGTAGCTATGAACAACAAACTGTCTGATCCAATTCCTGAGACGGAAATCGATTCAACTATCATGGTTACAGCAACCAAAGCATTTATTAAACGAGCAGCTCAAGCTGCTTAAACAATATGTTGGGGCGTAGTGTAGTCCGGTAACACACCAGATTTTGAATCTGGCATCACTGGTTCAAATCCAGTCGCCCTAGCCAAAAAGGAGAGCTATGGCAGTTCAAGTTAATGATCAATTGGTTTTAATCTGTGGTGCTAGTACCGCTGGGAAATCGGCTTCATTGCACAGCTTACAGAATCCTGAAGGGGTGATGTATCTGAATGCCGAAGCGGGTAAACGCTTGCCATTTCCAGCCAAGTTTAAACAGTACACTATCACGGATCCATTGCAGGTACATGAAGCTTTTGAAAAAGCTGAAAGCATGGCCAATATTCATACGATCATTGTAGATAGTTTAACCTTTCTCATGGATATGTATGAAAGTCGGCATGTATTGACCGCCAAGGATACCATGAAGGCATGGTCAAATTTTCAACAGTTCTATAAAAAACTGATGCAATACTATGTAGCCAAGTCTTCTAAAAATGTCATTTTTACAGCTCATGTCCAATCAATTCTGAATGAGCAGGAAATGATCATGGAAAAGAAAGTACCTATTAAAGGTGCTTTGAAAGCAAACGGTATTGAATCGTACTTCAGTACCATCGTCTCGGCTCGGGCAGTAAATCTGGATACGCTGGAAGGCTATCAAAACCCCCTGTTAAACATCACAGCTGATGAACAGGCTATTGGCCTCAAGTATGTCTATCAGACCCGACTTACCAAGGAAACGGTAAATGAACGAATTCGTGCTCCGATGGGTATGTGGCAAATCAATGAAACTTTCATTGATAACAATGCCCAATACCTGTTGGACCGACTTCAGGAATATTACACATAAACCCTAAACCAAAGAAAGGAAATGTAATGCCTGAAAAAACCATGAGTATTGCAGAAGTTGTAGCTGAAGTTGAAGAACGAGTGTCCTTTTTTCTGACAGATGCCAGAAAGGAAACCAACAAAGCTGCTGCCAAGAGAGCCAGAAAACTCTCGATGGAAATCACCAAGTTGCTGAAGACCTACAGGGAAATCAGCATCAAGTAACCCCTAAAGCCGTTTAACCTTTGACCTAACAATAACTATCAAATTGACAGGATACTGGCAGGTGCATGACACAAAGGTTAAACGGTTTTTAAACTAACACATTTTTTATTTTAAGGAGTTTATATATGTCTATTTTGGATACCCTTGTAACTGATGCAAGCATCAATGATGAAGTTGACCGGATTGGTGGATTCCAGCCGCTGGAATCAGACCTGTACACCTTGACCATCGAACACGCATTTGTAACTGCTGCTGCCAGTAAAGCTCTGGCACTGAATGTTCATTTTAAAACGGATGATGGTCGGCAGTTACGGTCCCAGTTCTGGATGTCTTCTGGTGAAAACAAAGGCTGCAAAAACTATTACATCAACAAACAGGGTGAGAAACATTACCTGCCGGGTTTTAATCAGGCCAATGCTCTGTGTCTGTTGACAGTTGGAAAAGAGATCGGCCGGCTGAAAACTGAACCCAAGGTCATTCCGCTATATGATCCGTCAAAAGGTGCAGAAGCTCCTACCCGGGTCGAAATGCTAACTCCCCTGTTGGGTAAAACCGTTATTGCCGGTGTGATCAAGCAGATCGTAGACAAACGAGCCAAGAGTGCAGATACCGGTCAGTATGAACCTACTGGTGAAACCCGGATTGAAAACGAAGTTGACAAGTTCTTCCGGGCCAAAGATCGATTCACGGTTGCAGAAATTCGTGCTCAATTGAAAGCACCGGAATTCATTGACCAGTGGAAAGAAAAATGGGTCGGTGAAACCAAAGATAAATCTACAGGAGCTGATGGTGTAAAGGCAGGTGCTCCGTTAAAGAAACGGGAAGTTGGTAAGCAGGCACCTGTAGAGAGCCTATTCGAAGATGATTGATCCTCTATGCTGGGGTGGCGGAATAGGTAGACGCAGGTTCCGTGTTGTCATTATGACAAAAACTGGGAGTCAAGCATACCTGACAGTGTGGGAGAAGTATTCACGGCTCTTCAGATCCAGCCTGTCAGATTGAAACTCATGCAGGGTGCAAATCCCTGCCCCCAGCAACCATTTAACCCTAATAAACCAAAACCAATAAGAAGGAGTATTACATGCAGATTACGCTTTGTGAAGACGAAATCAAACAGGCTATTACCGGCTTTGTAGCTGCCCAGGGAATTACCATCACCAATAAGGAGTTGGAGATTAGCCTGTCTTCTGGCCGCAATCCCATTACCTATAACGCTTCCATTGATATCCGAGATATCTCTACCGCCAACGAAGGTCCGGGCAATCAGTTGATGGATAATTTCAAACTGCCATCTACGACAGATGATGAAGTGGCCAAAGACATCGATGAAGTAAACAAGGTCATTGAAGAAGAGGCAGCTAAACCGAAAGCCAAACCCGGCAGACCGAAAGCAACCAAACAGAAAGAAGAACCGGAAACAACGGAGTCAGAATTGTTTGAACCGGAAGGAGAAGAAGAAGAACCGGAACAGGCTACTGAAGATCCTGAACCCGATGATGAAGTCGATTCCCTCTTCGGTTAAATAATGGTTGCCCTGGCGAAGAAATTAAAGGCTGTCTGCATCTTCTTGAGCATACTGTGTTTGGTATGCTTAGTTGCAGCAGCCTGGGCAATTCTCATGTGGATGTTGCCATTTCTTATTATCAGCCTGGTTTTATTTGTTTTGGTTCAAGATCCACAGCAACCGCCAACCGATTGAACAGTTTCCATAGGGAGAGATATACCATAGGGCCAATTAATAATAATGGTGGGAAGATTGGATGGAAACAAAGGAGACACATGACACCGGAAAATTTTGATCAACTATTACAACGCCGGCTTACCAAATGCCAAGAGGTCTTGGGCAGCAAAGCAGGTGAATACGCTTACAACGGAGATCGATTACATAATTTCCGTGTAGCTGCCCAAATGAATAATGAACCCATGGCTAAAGCCTTATGGGGTATGGCAACCAAACACCTGGTTTCGGTCCAGGATTTGGTAAAAGGATTGTTAGCTCCGACCCAACACAATGTCGATGAAAAAATTGGGGATATGATTAATTACCTGATTCTTCTGGAAGCAGTCCTGCAGGAATGCCAAGAACAGAATACTCGTTTCCCAAAACACATCGATCCATACCATGAAGATGCAGCTGCCATTGAGAGCCTGATAAACAGCTTTGTACACGAATAGGATCTATCCTTGACCAAACCCACTCATACATGCCAATATGCTTTAAATCGCACTACAGGAGACTGTATGAGTGGGTCTGTTATATATGATAAGAAAGCCAAAAGATACCTGATTTCAATTTATTGGGAACGCAAACGGTATCGTATCTTTAAGCACCCTGTAACCCAAGAACCTTTCTGGGCCAAGCAGTCTGCTGAAAAACAATTAAATAAGCTCAGAACGGAAATTGATGAAGGATATTTTGATCCTGCTTCCTGGTTTCCCAATTCTCCTTTAACCGTTAAACTCTATACCCAGACCTGGTTGAACTCTATCGATGTAACCAAGAAAACTTTGAGAGACTACACAGGTTATTGCAAAAATTACATTGCACCCTTCTTTGGAGACAAGGATATCCGGACTATTCGGTATTCTGATATCGTTCAATTTAAGAAGTGGGTAGCATCCAAGCGAGCAGAGAAGACTGTATATAATGTCCTGTCTGCTTTCAGAACAATGATGCGGTTTGCCTGGAGATCGGAAGATATTCCTAAACTGGTTCCCTTTCCAAAGCTTGAAATGTCCCTGCCAGACAATATTGAATATTTAACCTTGGATCAACAGGATAAGGTGTTAGCCGAAATACCTACTGCAGATCGTCCTATATTCGCCTTTATGATGGATAATGGTGTCAGGGTAGGTGAGGCCAGGGCTTTGAAGAAAGAGGATGTAAGAGAGGATTTCATCCTTATTAGATGGGTATTTTCTGACAATGATTTAAAGCCATGTTCTTCGAATAAGAAAGGTGGCATGATTGGTATCACCGATTATACCCGTAAGCTGCTCGATCAATTACCTGTCAATTTCAGTGAGTTTGTATTTGTTCGACACGATGGCAAACCTTACACCAATAAAGACCTAAACTTGATTTGGAAAACTGCCTGTAAAAAAGTGGGTATTCAAATTAAACTCTATAATGCTGTCCGGCATTCATTAGGTTGTCAGCTTTTGGATATGGGTGTGGAAATTGATATTGTACGACAGCAGCTTCGTCATACAAATATCAAAATGACCCAGAGGTACGCTCAGAGATCGAATAAGCAAGTTACAGAAGCTCTGAATAGGAGGAGATCAACCATCCTTCCATTCGAAAAGAAACAGCCAAAATGAGGTTACTGTCTAAACACTGTCTACGCTTGGACAGCGATATTTTAAGAATTTCTAATAATTTCAATAAGTTATTGGTGGAGGCGGCGGGAGTTGAACCCGCAGCAACCTTTCTAATTGTTTGATTTTATTCGGTATTTTCATAGGCAGTACTGTCTACCGTCCAATTCCTGTCTTAAACTCTAAAAGGATCCAAATGAAAAAATCTGATCGATACTGTCCCATTTGTGGTGGACAGGTGTTTACTCGAACAAAATATCCTGGTGGTGTTTGTACGCCATGTTGGTTAGAAATGCAACGAGATGACATTGAAATAGAATTATGGAATCAATCTGTAAAACCAAAAGGAACCAAATGTGAAAGAGACTCTACTCGTTGATGTTGATGTGGAAATTGAAAAACAAACTGCCAATGCCATTCTGGTAACAGATGGGTATCAAAAGGTCTGGTTACCTAAATCACAGATTCACAATCCTGATCCTGCTGAATTGATTATAGGAGAATCTTATGTTTTAGATATTCCAGAATGGCTGGCTATCGAAAGGGGGTTAGTTTGAAAATTATAGAACAAGGTCATGAAATAATCAGCCTGCCGGACAACCTGCTGGCCTTAATCGAGGCAGCCGGCCGTACCTGCTACAAGTCTGAAAATAAGATTGGCTGTACACTCAATCCTGATGACTGGAATAAAGATACTTGCCCAAAAGAATTTTGTCGATTCGATCCTGTAAATTTAAAATACATCATTGATTGTAATGTTAATTGTAAACATCATTCTTCTCAAAAATTTACCAAAATGCTCTTAGACAAGGGCCATGATGCCATGATCGAGTTCGGCGACGTAACTGTCCGGTTTGTCACCAACCGAGGTGTGACCCATGAACTGGTACGACACAGAATGGCATCTTATGCTCAGGAGTCAACTCGGTATGTGCGGTATGACGGTGGAATGGAGTTTATCAGGCCTGTGTGGGTGCTTGAATCCTATGCAGAGACGACCTTTTTACCAGAAGACCTTATCCGCTATGATAGGAATAACCCTGAACATATTTTTGTATCATCCTGCATTAAAGCAGAAATAGCATATAAGACCTTATTGGGTCAAGGATGGCGGCCCGAACAAGCCCGTGAAGTCCTGCCAAATTCCCTGAAAACCGAAATATGTATGAAAGCAAACATCCGCGAATGGAGGCATATCTTCCAGCTCAGATGTTCCAAGAAGGCTCATCCACAAATTCGTGCTCTTATGCTTTCGCTATTAGCTGAATTAAAACAAAAACTTCCAGTTGTTTTTGATGATATTTATTCACAAGAAACAGTTAATTCTTAAAACCTCTTGACATCACTATAGTTTCCTTGTACTTGTGAGACAACATCCACCATAATAAGGAGAGAGATTATGGATAAGGAATTGTTTCAAAGGGTTTGGGGCTATAAGCGTTTTACCGAGCTAACACCATTGGCAGCTAAAACTGCCATACAAAACACACAGCTCTTTAGTCAAGATACTCCTTGGGGTAAGTGCATGGATCCAGTTACCGATCAACATCTTTATTGGCCTGATGGTCAGTTGGTTAAACTGTCAGTAAAAGAAAGAGAATTCAGCTTTCCAAAAACTTAAAATTTATTTCACATTTCTTTAAAAGAAAGGCTACTTCGGTAGCCTTTTTTCTTTTCTATAGCTTCTCTAGCTAACCTTAGCAAATCCCGTACCAGACGATTTATAGTTACTAAACTGACCACCAGTAGACTGTCTTCTGGTAGGTTCCTGTTGTCTTCAACCTTAATAAGGATCTTTTAAATGAACATTGTCACAACTCTGGTTAAAAGCAATTCCCGGGGTAAGCCTCAGTTTTTGAAGCTTACTTTAGATGGACCTACCCTTCATCGAGAGTGGGGATTAATTGGTGGTAAAGTCCAATCAACATCCAATACCTCTAAATCAATCAATGTCGGCAAGGCCAATCAACAATCTCCAACCCAAGCAGCTGAAGCGGCATATCTCAGACTCTTAACCAAAAAGCTGAATGAAGGGTACATACAAACAGACAGCTTAGATGTCTTGCCTGACTTGGATCAACCTCTTAACATCGATCTCGCTAACATACCCGTTCAACTCTGCTGCTCAAAACCCCATACCTCAATCTCCGAAAAACTCCTTGATAAACTGATCCAAACCAAAAAAGCTAAATTTTTTATTAAATACAATGGCCTTTGTCATTATATTTTAGTGGATCCACAAGGAATCGTGAAAATCTTTACCCGCCGATGGCATGATCACACAGCCAAGTATCCTGAAATCGTTCAGACCATTCAAAACATTAACGTGCGACCCGGTACACTCATGATTACCGAGTTTGTTATTGATCCTTCTTTAAAGCTGCCACACATGGAAGCTTTTGCTCTTATGTCCAGCATCTCTAAGGTCGATACGGTAGCCGGTAAATGTGCTGCAGATTTATCTGAAACCTTTGAACGGCAGAAGAGGCATCGGGTTAAGGCTATGGTTTTCGGTATGCTTTTTTATGATAATCAGCCAACCTGGGAGTTACCATATGCTGAAATGTGGAAAGAAATACATGATGAAAACTATCGGCTAGCTGCTGACCAAGCTGTATTCGTTCCCACCGAAGTACCTATCACTTCTGCTGCTCAAGCATTCGAGATCGTCAAAAAGAACAAACATAAAATTGAAGGATTAATAGTTTGGGATATCGACCAATCCATGAAGCTAACCCTGAATGGAAAACCGGATCGATGTGCTTGCTATAAAATCAAAGCCAAGGGCGAAAAAGATGTCATAGCCGCTGGTTGGGAAGAAGGTACTGGTAAGCTGCAGGGTAAAATAGGCAGCCTTAAGATAGGCCAATATAGCCCTACAGGCGAGTGGATTGACCTGGGTACTGTAGCTGGCCTGAAACATACTCAAGGAGAATGTGATCCAGCCAATTGGACTTTTCCTTGTGTCATTGAAGTTGAATACGACCAAATCTTTCCGGATACCGGAAAGTTTCAATTTGGTCACTTTGTAAAGGTACATGAAGATAAGCTCATTTCTGATGTAGACCCACTCATTCTATAAGGATCTGATTATGTTATCTGTGCAAGTTTCCGTCCAACGTAAAAGAAGAACTGTCCCTAAACCTACCGTTACTATCTCAGTTGCAAAAGCACGTCAATTAATTCGAAAAGCTGGTTTAACTGTCGAGGAGGGTAAAGCGTATGTCATTTATGATTGTGGGCATGTATTCGAAAACTCAAAAGACCCTCAGATACTCACCTATTACCTTGGTGAGAATCGGAGTATACGCTCATGTCCGATATGTGTAACCCGAAAATTAATTACAAAATATAAGCTTTGTGGCTGTGGTGCAGAGCATTTAGGGAAACGAGTACAGCCCAGTAAATGTTGTTCCCAGTGCTCTTCTTTACGCAAAGCAACTGGCCGGGAAATTCGACTGGATGCTTACAAACGCAATTCACATCTTATGGATGCATCTCGTTGGAACTGTGTGCATTGGGATATCTGTCGAGACAAGTATCTCGAATACGATGCCGTACCTTGCAAAGGATGCAACAGATATCAAATATGTCATGGTAATCATGACCCTTTAGAAGCCCATCACTAAACCAAAAATAAATACCAATTTAAAGGCCATAAGCTTCGTTCTTATGACTTTTCTTTTTGGATCGAGGAGGTACTATGTCTTTATTGAAAACGGTCACAAATACAGCCTTTAAAGCCGGCTCATTGGTAAGCCGTAGCTCTAAAATTCTTATAGCCCAGGAAATACTGTCACAAGGCTATCAGCTGTATAAAAAAGGAAAGAGCACCGAATATGCTAAACATGAGTTCTGCCAAGCTATTCGATGCCCTGAATTTGATGGAAAGAGATGTTTAAAAAGAGCTGATGAATGTGTGCATACTGCAAAAGAGTTTCATCATTGGTTAATTTTCAATCGATTCAAGCTGCTCAAGTTTTAAAAGATCCGTTGCTTTCAAGCACTGCAATTCTACCAGGAAACCAAGAATTCTTTCATGATGGGCTGCTGCTTCAGAGCAACGGATTTTTTCCAAGATAGAGGCTTCCTCTGATATAGTCCGGGTCAGTAGCTGGTGTGCTGATAGTACCGAATCGTTTGTCTGCGAAGAGTCGAGCATCATTAAAAAAACTCCATGTAGAAGGTTGACTCTGAGGGTAATAATATTGATTTTGTTTGGATCCTTTCATTGCAATCCAAACCAAAGGTAGATGAGCATTAAAACCCCGGGGCCGGGTATCGATATGGAACATAATCCAAGGTAGCCCATCTGGACCCCGGGTATCTAAATACACTCCAATGCCATTGAACAATTTGGAACTGATTAAGGTTTGGTATGTATCAATTGGAATTCCTTCGCAAAAAACATCTACAGCAGTCGATTTGCGGACAGGTTGATATGCACTGGTACCAATGTAATGCTGTGAGCCTGGATTGCCGTCTAAACGAGCCAGAGCACCTTTAACGGGCGAAGGATAAATACGTTGATTTAATAGCTTTCTAAACTGATCTAAAGCCATAATAGTTTTTGGATCAGCTAAGTAGGTAGGATCTTCAGAAAACTCATTGGCATTGAAGTATTGTATGGCAGACCAATCAATCATGCGTTTATTCCATTAAAATACTTTTCAAATAACCGATCATATCTGGCCTGGCAAGCTGCCCTGTTCTCTTTACATGTAGCCAAGATATCATCCTCTTTTTTGATTCGAGCAGCTAGTTCTTTATCCATGTATTTATCCAATACATTTTCAAAGCGTACTGCTAGTTTTTCAATATCTAAATTCAAAGCTGCACGTAAACTTTGTAAATCTTGGTGTTTGGGTAATGCCCTATAAATCACCCCGATAAGAATCAGTATAGTAGCCTGTAGAACCAAAAATGATACACCACCTACTGTTGCCAGCATAGGCCAATCAGCAGCACCTGTTAAAGTGTAATGCCGCATGGGAGCTTCGAGCATAACAGGATCCATTTTAACCTCTTTGGTTTAAAGGTGATTTTTCAAGAGCATTACAGAGATTCGCAAAGCAGCTATAGTCTGGGTATACTGTCCAACATTTACTTTTGAAACAATCGATAACAGGGTATCTGCATGTTGTGCCAGAGCCATTAATGCATCTGCACTGTCAGGGGTAGCTCGAAGAACCATAACGGTGGTGAGGTAGTTTCTTTCGAGTTCTGCAAGGGTTTGAATAGTCCCGGGAGATAGAGATTGTTGCACCATGGGATCAGTCAGAATTGTTTTCGCATCCAGGTAGATAACATTAGCTGTTTTCAATACCCTTTCTTTCTCCGTGCAAGAAGATACACAGAGAACTGATAAACCAATAAGCAATAAGACCAATAGTTTTTTCATCACATTTCCTTTCTGGTTACAGGTCATAATAAAAGAATTCACCTAAATTATTTACAGCAGAATAGTATACAAAAGCTGCAATCATTCTGCTTCTTAATACCAATCTTTTAAAGAAGCCTTGTTTAGTTTTTGTAAACCAGGTCCAAATGATTCGTTGCATATTATTTCGAAAGAGCTTATTGGAAAGGGTAAAGCCTGCTCGATCATCCCAAACTGCAAAACACCAATCATGGATTTCACAAGCCGGCCGAATAGGTAAGCCAAAAATTTTATCTGGAATGAGCCAATCTAAAACACCTCTGGGACCACAACCATTAATGATCTCTTCCCGATCTTCAATAGTCGCAGCCCAGAAGCTGTTTGGTGCTGACAGATAATATCCCTTATATAATTGTTGGGAAATCTCATCTGTGGCTGAATTAACAAAAAGGCTTTCAATTCGTGTAATCATTTGAATCCTGTTGAATTAAGCCGGCCAACCGGTATTAATATCAATTGCATTCAATGCTTCGATTGTTGCTGCTGCACTGATTTGAGCTTTCAGAGTCCAGGCATAAGATACAATCTGGTCGCCACGAGTCTTCAAGAACTGGCCCATATCTATGATATCCTGGGCTGTCAGGGTTTTCAGGTTGTTGGATACCGGCATGAAATACATGGTGTCTTCCGGATTCTTGTTCATGGCATCGATGACCAGATCCTGGATATTCTGTCGGTCGGTTTCATCTCGCATCTGGATGCCGTCTGGTTCTGTGTCTCCTGGGAAGGTGTAGGGGATGGAGTCCATGTAGATTTTGGAGTAGCGGATCTCATTGATTTGTATGTTTAGTAGTTCTTTAGGTGTGGAATAAGGAAACAATTCCCCATTTTTTATATAATATTTATCAATATCGTCGATTGTAAAATATTCTGGGGCAGTGATATACGTCATTGGTCCTGTATAATTATCTGTTGCAGTCCCTACAATCTGTTGTTCATGAATAAGTATTTTCATAATTAAGGCTCCACGTGTATTAAGCGACTTAGGCGCACATAGCTACTCGTACCTCCGAGGGTGCGTTTAGTCTTAAACCCTTGTCCTTGATAATATACAGGTTGCAATATCTCGAACCAGCCAACTACAATCATTTCATTAAGGCCCGACCCATCTACAAATGTAAATGACTGATCCTCAGCGGAGTAGTTACTCATCGCCCATTGAAGAACAACACATTTTCTTGTCGTATGAGTTCCCCATTGATCTAACTGTACCGGTCCCGTATTGGCATCCTCACAATAAGCATCCAAGGCTGTTCGCATAGTCGGATTTTGTGCGAAACTTGGGAATGCCCGGCTATTATTATATAATAAGAGTTTATTATCCCATTGCGTTGCTCCAAACCAGGATGACATAACTGTTGCCGAATTTGCTATACTTTCTATAGCCGCTTCAGAACTTAATACAGCGTCGAACATATCAGGCAAAGCCAATATTTCTGCTGCAACGGCTGGTATATTAACCAGCGCGTCCATCGCAAAACGTGATTGTGTCCAGATTTTGCGTGCGTGGGCGGAATTAAATATCATACCTCTTGCCAAGGCGGAATTTGCTATAATACTTCTAGTTAAACTTGTTGCTATCATTCTTTGGCTTTGACCTGGTAATTCTAACAATACCTCAAAATCAGACTTCCTTCCGAGATCTGCTAAAAGAATGTCCAATTCTGCTCCTGTTATTGCCCCATCTTCTATGGCGTTTAATAAACGCCAGGCCCGTACCATCGGCATGATCATTTTCCTTATTTTTTAAGTGTGTTTTACAACCATTATAGACCAAGTATCTTGCGCCCCTGAATTTACAGTCCGCGTAGCTGTGGACGAATTAATAATCATAATCGTAACGGTATCTATAGCCGAAACCCAAGCGTAATAGCTTAATGACCCTGCGTTAACTTCTCCCGGTGCGACACATAAAAATGAAGGAGGAGATGTGATCACGGCATCTCCAGGAACTGCGCCAGCTATGGTGGCCGTAAAACTAGCTCCATGTTGGGATGCTACAGAGGCTATATTACAATTAGCGGTTCCAAAAAGAAATTTAGTAAGAACAGTATCACGCCACTCATTATCCGGTAGTTGCCACGCATACACCAAGTCCCAATGCACAGCTTCCAGTATCCATTTTCCAGTTGTAGTAGCGAAACAGCTTTCATCATCATCTGGTTCATCTGAATTAGTCGTAAAAATAAAAAGGCCCAGGCCCCGTACTATAGCACTGTCATGTTCAGTAGCATCAGCAGAACGAAGTTGCGCTCTATCGGCATACTCTAAGATTAGAGAAATACCATTGCTACTGCCTGTTTCTATAGTTACCGGTACCCAAGCTGATCCGTTCCATGCCGGCACTTGCCCAGGTGTAGCGGACTTCTGATCCCAATTCGCCATGTCCGTAGCATCTTCGTTTGGAACATTATCAAGACCCACATTAGCGGCTGTCGTACCAGAACGAATGACTGCTACAGTCGTAGTTGCTGCATCAGATAAACCAAGATTTGTTCGAGCCGTTGCTGCATTGTTTAGATCTGACAAGTTACTGGCAATTTTTAGTTGAGCGTCGTTGGTGACGTTTGCCAATCCTATATCTGATTTTGTGACACTATGAGGATTACCGGTGGTTGTCCCTATATGCGTATCCAGATTCCCCTGGACAGTCGCCGCTGAACCGGCAGGGTCATTGCGTGTGTCCCTATTGGTCGGAGCAGGGTGGTCAGCTTCATGCGTAGAAACAGCTCCTGCGGCTGTCCCAGAGGCATCATATAATCCTGCATGATCTCCCCAGCCATATGCCGTATCCCAATTGGTGATCTTTACTGTTGTGACAGCACTGGCTTCATGATCAGAAGCCAAAGCACCAACATCTAAAGCTGTTAAAATAATATCAGCAGAAAGGGCTTTGGTATTTACTGTCCTGGTAGCAGGAACCGCATCGGTAATTCCATATCCCAAAAGAGTAGTAGGTAATGCACTCAATTCTGAGAAATCATAAGCCGGCTTCGTAGCTTCTTTTGCCCAGGCAGCAACATCAGAAGCAGGTCTGGCATCCGACAGCCGACTGTCACTGGTATCAATCAGAGTAGCATCAGAAATTTTGGCATTCAGTTCAGCCAAAGTTGCAGCAGTATGGTCTGCACTCCCTAACCCATGGGCTTGATCATGGATCTTTGCCTTTTCAGCATCCGTTACAAAACGATTAGTGGCATCTTGAGCAATGATACTTGGATCATGAGTAGCTGGATGAACATAAGCATTTGCATCTGAAGGAGCATGAGCAGATTCAATATGAGACTTAATATCTGCGGCAGTTACTGGATTGGTTCCTCCAAAATCCAAAGAAGTATCAGTATTCTGCGTATGGATCTTGGAGATTTCACTATCGGCTACCAATGAATGGTCTGCAATGGCATCCACTTTGGTATCAATACCATGCGCATTTGTGGTATTGCCCGTATGCGTATCCAGGTTGCCTTGAACTGTCGCTGCTGCCCCTGCAACTTCATTGCGGGTATCCCTATCAGTTGGAGCAGGATGGGTCGTAAGATGCGTTTTCAGAGCTGCAGCGGTAACTTCATTTGCACCACCCGAATCAAGAGCACTGTCAGAATTTTGAGTATGAATTTTAGCGATTTCTGTATCCGCCACTAACGAAGAACCTGCTACTACATCAACTTTCGTATCGATACCGTGTGCATCGGTCGTGTTACCCGTATGGGTGTCTAAATTTCCCTGTACTGTTGCAGCAGCACCTGCAACCTCATTACGAGTGTCTCGGTCAGTAGGAGCTGGATGAGTGCCTGTATGCGTGTCTAAATTACTTTGAACCGTTGCCGCTGAACCAGCAGCATCAAAATCAGATGAACTGATGCCTGAGTCTTTAAGATTTTTACCAGTTGTATCAGAGAAGGCTACAAAGTTATCTGTAACGCTGCTGGCGGGTCCAAGGGTGTCACCCGAACCTAAACCATCAGTACCTTTCTGAGCCAAATAATCCCAATCGGTAGCTACTGCGGAAGGCTCTTCTGAAGTAGTTGTATTAGCAATCCAAGAAGAACCAGTATGAGCAACAGCATCATTTTTTTGATAAGTGCCTGCTACCCAATCACCTTGCCACTGATCCCAGGGATCTCCTTGAGGACCGGTATCGCCAGTTTCCCCTTGAATACCTTGGATTCCCTGTATACCCTGAATGCCTTGCGGACCTACTTCTCCTTGTTCACCCTGCAATCCTTGTTCGCCTTGTGGTCCAACTAAGGAAGCTAACCATGCAGCCTCATCACCAACAAAACCATTCGTTACAGCAACCTCGTAAGCTGAATCCCCTTCTTCACCTTGCGGGCCAGTTAAACCAATTTCACCTTGTGGACCAACTTCTCCTTGAATACCCTGGATACCTTGAATACCTTGTGGACCAACCAAAGAGGCCAACCATGCAGTCTCATCTCCTACAAAGCCATTTGCAACTGCCTCTTCATAAGCAGATAAGCCAGTGTCTCCCTGCGGACCTGTTTCACCCTGTATTCCTTGGATACCTTGAATGCCCTGGGGTCCAACCAACGAATCGAGCCAATCACTTTCAGTTCCAACAAAACCATTGGCTACGGCTTCTTCATAGGCTGAAAGACCAGTATCACCTTGTGGACCTGCCGGCCCTGTAGCTCCAGTTTCCCCTTGCAATCCTCGGGGTCCAGTTTCTCCTTGGATCCCCTGCTCTCCCTGAATACCTTGCGGACCTTGAGGTCCAGTAGCTCCTGTTTCGCCCTGGATCCCTTGTATTCCCTGATCCCCGGTATCACCTTTTGGTCCCTGTGGACCTGTCTGTAAAACAGTTGTTAATTGCAATACGCCGGAAGAACTATCCATAGGTCACATCCTCCAAAACCTCTATAGTATAAGTCTCTGTACTGATTACACGGCCAGACAAATCAGTGTATTCAATATCAGATTGAAGCTCGCCTCTGGGCCAATCAGTTGTATCGGCACAAGCTAATCGAAATGTCCCAGCAGCAGCATCAATAGCTGTAAAAACCAAATCAGCAACCAATGTTTTACGTCTGCGTACCTGACTCCGAACAGTCCAACCAGTCATATCTAAAGGGGTAGTTCCATCTGATTCCGTCAATGCGAAATCCAAAGTAAAGGTATCCCCTCGTTTCACACTAATACTTGTTGCCATGAATCACCTCTACATTCCTTTGGGTATAAACCACATTGACTTAATCCACATCAAACTACTCCTCAGAATTAATAAGCAGAACCAAGATCAATTCGTCTCCAGTTTGCATCTGCAATCGTATTGGCAGCAACAGGGATATAAAGAAAAGAAGCATCGACCTGCGGAATCCAGGCTTCACTGACCGTACCATCAACACCGCCAGTCAGAGTAGCTTCAGCAAAAGAGGCATTAGCCATATCAGTAAGTGTATCAATTGCATTGCCCACAACACCCTTGGTATCCGCAGTCACAGTTACCGTATCACCTGCACCATCGGCCAGGGTATAATCAGTACCGGCATCGGCTGCAACCAAAGCAGTAACAGCATTAGCAGCAGAACAATCAGCTCCACTCCCGAGGACCACTGCAGCAAAGACATTGGATTCCGCTGAAAAGGTTTCAGTCGTAGCAATGGTATCACCGGCAGTCCCACCAATCAGTGCAGTAATAGTACAATCATTGGCAGCAAAGGCACTTGCAGATACCAGTGGATGAGCCGTATTCACACTGTCGGTACCATTGATAGCAGCAACAATGGCAGCCTGTGCAGTTGGCAGATCAGTACCAATAGAAATTTTCCCATCAGCATTGGCAGTTCCATCCGGAACGAAAGTATATTCTTTAGTGCCAATGGTCATGGTATCGCCAGAAGTAGGCTGAGTGTCTACCGTAAGAGTTCCCGAAGAGGCGGTAGTATAACTGGTGATATCTACTGCGATATTTCCAGATGTAACGGTCTGTGCTGCATCTGCAGCGAACTCATATACATCCGTACCAATTGTAACGGTTTCGTCATCTGTAGCAACATCGGTAAGTGTCAACGTACCCGTAGCAGCAACAGCATTTACCGGAGTACCTTCAATCAAAATATCCTGATCATCGGAATTGGGAGCATGGATATTTGCAATTGCTTCCGGGGTAATGATGGCAAGTTTGGCGATTTCTGCTTCCGGTACGGTTGCATACCCAGGCCGATACGGGACACTTGCTTTGTTTAAAATCATGATTTTTTCCTTTCTGGTAACTAAATATAAAAATGGGCCTATTTCTATAAAGAAATAAACCCATTTATAAGTGGTTGTTTTTAAAAAAGCAGCTGTGTTATTTACTTAAAATCGTCTCTGTCGCAGCTAGAGGTACTGGCATAAACAATGATCCAAGGAATGAACCAACAGGATTATCTATCTTATTCAAAGGATCGCTCGTTACCAGCGGGATAGAATTATATACATGATCCGCCCCTAAATGGCTGGCCATCATAATTGACATGGCCACATCAAAAGGCTTCTCAATGATGCTCTTATAAATTGGTTTCAAAATTCTGACTCCATATTTCGTGAACCAGAACAAACCAATTTCATTAAAGTATTCGGTCAGCCGATGGGTTGGTACATCGAAGTTTACAAACTCCTCCATAGCCTTGGCTGCAGCTTCGGCTTTATCCATTTTATCGACTTTCGTATAGTGGGTATAGAGTATGTGCCGGCCAATGAAATCGGTCATTTTAACAGCATTATTGAGCAGCTTATAACCATTGGTATCCTGGGTCATAAACATAATCTTACCGACATTCTGAATTGTCGGATGAAGTTTCTGCATACCCTTATCAGTCAGCTGTTCCATCGGTCCTGGGAAATAGGATTTATTGAAAGCAGTTTCAAGATCATCTACCAGGGATGGCATCAATCCGGATTCAATAGATTCCCGTACTGGATTCCTGGCAATGGAATCTTCGAGCTGCATCAATTCATTATCAATCACCCGGGTAGACTTACCCGCTTTTTTAGCCAGCTGTTGCTGAACTAATAGTTCATCTCGCTTTTTGGTATCTGCCTGATATTTTGTTCCCATATACCAAGCTTCCCAACCCAAATTAATAATCGTACTGGTTGGAATGCCTCGACCTTTTAAATAAAACATATTGCTGCCAAGGTTCTTCATCGTCACTGTCAAAGACTTTACAATGATATTGCTTTTCGCAATCTTCGTAAGCTCCATTGCCCACTGCTCTAAATTATGTGCAACGATGATTCCTTTGTTTTTGGGCAATAGATGATTGAATATTGAAACAATCAATCGTTCCAGTTTCGCCTGCTCTTCTTTATTTTTGGTGAAGGCTTCTGCAATACCATACTTGCGATAACCAAAAACCAAGTCTAAAATCTCTTTGGCTACAAACATTTTACCGGAAGAATTTCCCCAGATTTTCCTGGCTGCTGCTTTCATAGAATCCGGCATCATATAATACAGCTCTCTCATTTTTGGATCACTGACTGATGGACCTACTTCAACAAAAGCAGCAGGATTTTCTTGGTAGTGTTTGTCAAAATGTTCTTTCAATACTATCACCAGGTCTTTGTTGATTACCGGAGTACGAACCTTATCAACAATCTGACCTGCCATTCCTCCAAGTATTGCATCGAAATCATTTACCTTTTCCAGATAAGAATCTTTAGTTACTTCGGTCATCATATACCGATAAGATACAATGTTACCCAGTCGATTAAACTGCGGCACCATATGAGTACCAGACTTAGGAACCGTAGGTACAATAGTTGGATCCATCATAGCCTGGATATTCTTTTGTTTGTCCTTAATGATATCCGCATTATTCTGTCGGCCAACTTTAGTAGACACATCCAATTCCAAAGCAATATCCTGGGAATTTGTACCTTTTGGTTTCCGGCCAGTAAATGAAACGATTCCCGTGAGCCGATCATTAACCCTTCCAGTCTTAGATGTATAAATATACATTTTGGTTTGTCTGGTTGGATCAAGAGGATCTCTGGCAACTGGATACAGGCTTCTTGTATACCCGTTTGCAATGAAAGCTTCTTCTTGATCTTTTGTTCCATATTCATATTTAATTCGGGGATTCAAAATCTCTTTAATATAGCCCTTCTGAAAGAGATACTTATTCCCATTAAACGATTGCTCTAAAGCCTGTTCTTTGAGCACTTGGTGCATGTTCAATACACCTACCACTCCTTCAGGATCTTTCTCCATTAAAGCGGCAAATTCGGCTCTCTGCGAGCGATTGGTATACTGCAAGGCATAGAGGCTAACCAGCTGATCAATCAACGGCTCCATGCGATCTACGACCTTCTCGTTAATTGAATTCATTAATTGAGTATCTCGACAACCTGCAATCGCTCGAACACTTTGGAAAGCATCTTCATTATTCCGGCTAAATCCATGAACCATAAACCAGCCTAAAGCATCGCTGGCCTTCTGATAAAAAACTTTGTGTTTACCGGTCAAATCCTTGTCTTTCCGGATTTGAGCTAAAATCTTATCAATCTCTTGGTTCAATGCTTTTGGTTCCTGCAAAACCTTTAACAGTCGATCTGCTCCCAGCGTAGGCAGTAATGCAGCCAAATCTGGCTTCAATCCAATCTTTGTAATACTGACCGATTCTGAGACTGTAGGAGCCGTTTTAAAGAGCTTTACAGCCAATTCGCTATAGGTATCAGAGGCAGCTTGTTTAACCGTATCTAGCAGCATATGACGGCGATTTAAGAGCCAATAGAATTTGGTCCATTTATCCGTTCTACCGATTCCTTCGGTTACAGCTGCCTTAATCATATTCTGGTCCATGGCCTCAATACGATTAAACAGTCCTCGCATACTTTGCCCTAAAGCCGTATCAGAGTCCCTCATAGCATTGCCCAGGTTTCGCAGGTCATTTGCTATTCGGATTACCGGAGTCTTTGTAAAAACAGCCTTAATCGTCTTGTTACCGATATCAGAAACAGTCTTTGTCAAACCAGCATGTTTGGCCTTAGCCTTTTCAAACAACTGGGTCTTATTCTTCGAATCAATCTGAGCCATTCGAAAGGCCAATCTATCTAACTCAGCTGCCATGTTGTCCTTCGGAGAAAACTTCACAAATTTGCCTGAAACAAATTGAAAAATCTTCCGGGCAATATTCATCAAAGTTGTTTGAATATTTGGTCCCTTAATTTCTGCCCAGGTAGTTTTGGTATAAGCTGTCTGATCCAAAGAAATCTGTAACATCGCTTTCCGGAAATTTTCATTGGTAGCAGCATAAGCCATAAACTCATCCAAATGGGTTGAGTATTTATGGGTTGTCTCAATACCAGTAGCAGGATTCACACTCTTTTCAGCCACTACCCTGGCTTCTCGGAAAATATAATTGAAAGCCTGTTGAGCAGCTTCTACCTCAAACTGATTTGCCGGATCAGTTACATCGATTGTAGGATCATTCAAAAAGACCTTATATCCATCTGCTCCTAATTTCTTAAAGGCAATCCGGTAAAGCATTTCAACCTTATTTCGCATACCAGGCATATGTCGTAAACCAAAAGCAATAATCGTATGATACAGTTCATGGGTATATACTTCGCCGGTACTCATCCGAATGCCACTATTCAGTGCACCAGATACAGGAGCTACCGGCTGCTTACTAATGAAAATACGACCTTTCTCATTCTGCTGGCCAGGGACAAAAGCACCATAGGCTTTGGCATACGGGTTTGATTTCAAGTACACATCAATCGGCTGCATGACATGCCGTACCAAATCATTAAGTAGGTTTTGCAGATGCTGATCATGTTCCGCACTATCAATCTTACTGCTATCATTTTTGATCTGGTTATACAGATGCAGAACATTCTGCCCATTGATCTCCTGTTCTAAAACATATTCAGCAGGATCAATGGTAATCGGTTGATCAACACTGCTTCCAAAGATATTGTTCTCTTCCAGAAATGCTTTGATCTCTTTGGTTAAATCTTTTGCCATATCCAGTTCAGCCTGACGCTTATTTGTAACCTGACGAGTCACATCACCGGCCGGCAGAGCATTGGTTTTATTTTGATTCACGATATAGGCAGCACCAGGATAGCTGTACTGCTCCACCTTCTGCATAATAGAAACCAACCAATCTTTATTCTTTTTGGTTGCTGCTGCTGTTTCCTTGGTATTTTTGATAATCTGTTTAATGGCAGCAGCCATATTGTTTTCATTGATCTTAACTGGTTTACCATCCAAATCAGTCATATGGGTAATTTTCATACTCTTGAGTTCAGACAGTAAAGCCTTTTTAACATCAACAGAGTTAATCTCCCCTCGATCTAAAAGCTCTTGCAGTTGCTGCTGATAATTGGTTTGGGTATCCAGCACTCCTTGGTTCAATTCTACACCCATATCATAATCTTTCATGACAGTGTAGAAATGCTCATTTAAAGCCTGTCCCAATTTAACAGCATCCAGGAAACTGGTGGTGAACCCATCATGGTTATTGAGTATATTGGCCCACTCTAAACCCAGAGTCATATTGGCAATCATACTATCGATATCATGAATGGTCAGAATTGTACCCGCTACCCCGGGAGCTTCCAAACCTTCTCGTTTATATGGAGCACCTTTTTTCAAAGGAATAATCGAGTCGGTATAAGATTGAATTACTCGATCTTTCCCGTACTCTTTGTTCCGGGTTTCCTTAGCCAAAGGAATCTTACCACCCATGTACGTTTTGACCTGGGGAAACAGAGGCTGTAAGTCAGCTTCAATCTGTCGCAGCTCTTCAACAGTTATTTTTCTTTTTGGTTCATCTGATTTGGCAATCTGTGCCTGCAGCTCTTTGACTCGCAGTTTATACATTGTGTTATACATGGCTGCAGCCAGATTAATCCCGGTATTCAGCGGAGCAAACGTAGCCTGCATGTCACCATAAACATTGGTGATCGCATCGCTTAAAGCCTGGCCATGATACTGGCTAACAGAGTTGGTAATAGCAGTTACATGCTTGTCTGTTAAAACGGTATTTAATAACACCTTGGAATCAACTACATCCCCTTTCAGAGCAGCAGCGAGAATGTTCTTATCTTCGGTCAGAACAATCAGGTCTTGTTGCAAAGCCCGTAAAGCATCTGCATCTTTAGATGCTGCAATCGTTTCCATCTGGGTATAGATTAGATTGATTGCAGTTTCACCCAACTCTTTTAAAAGAGTATTTTCACCCATTCCATAAACTGTTTTCATGGTTGGGTCTTTAGAGAGTTTACGAACTATTTTGGTGATATTGCCATCAGCTTCTCGGAAATCTCCAAAGAGATTCTTCAGTGCATTTAATACCTGTAATTGTTCTTTGGTATCTGTATCATTTTCGATGATCAGTTTTTCCGCTGCAGTGAGAGCATTTGCCCAAGCAAATCCAACAGCCTGATAAGCATCATGATTTAATGCTCCGGCCAGGTGTTGAGCCAAACCAGCGTAATCCTCATCAAAACTAATACCAGCATTTTGTAAAGCAGCCAGAGTTTCCAGTCGATCTGCTTCTGCACCCATTAATTGAACTCGACCTATGGCAGGTCCATTCGATACTCCATCGATCTCCGTAGGCAGGTCTGTTTTGAAGGTTTTCTGTTTGGTTTCTACAGCAGTTAAATAACGAGCATACTCAATAATGCCCTTCATCGAATGAATGTTTAAACCACCTTCTTTGGTCGCTGCAGCCAAAGCGGTTAATTCTTGTTTGTAACCTGCCTGCAGTTCTGCCATCTTTTCTGGATTAAGGGTATCAAGATCACCTGTTTCTTTAATGATCTTTTGAACAGCTTTAATGGCATCTTGGAAAACAGGTTCTTGGAGCTTATCTTCAGTTTTCTCTACGGCTTCCATCAAGCCGCCTTCTTTACTAACCTCAATATCCAAAGCCAGACTTACAGCTTCCATGAAGCTGTAATAGGCATCGATGTCAGTAGGATTGAATTCAGCCTCCCAACCTTTCATATTGAACAGGAATCGATCTACCTTGCTACCCTGTGGGTTTATATCACCCACTTGCCCCATACGTCCTTGCCGCCAGAATTCAGCGGGAATAAACAATTCAGAAGCATAACCATTAGGTTGTTGTGCTGCGTCAGCCAACCATGCCTGTATACGCTTATAATTTTGTTCCAGATTAAAATTAACCCCTTCAACAGAATCCTGATTAACCTTGTGAGCAGTGGCAGGATCCTGAAATCCCATAACCATTTTCAGATTATCTGGATCCAATAACAAAAAGAAATTCATGCTTCTGGCACTGGCTACATAAGGTTTATTGATACTGTTGATCAGATTCTTGGTTTGCTGTTTGGTAGCCTTAAAACCAGTTTTCTTTAAAATAAATTCTGCAGCTTCTTTGTAAGTTAGAGGTTTCCACCGATAGTTCTTTTTATCAACCTCTCCTTCAAAAACTAAATCCCAGGTTGTTTTGGAATTTTGATAAGGAGTTACAAGATTATCTGTAATATCCTGTGCTAATCGATCATAACCAGTTTCCGGATCCACTTCTGTTCGTACCCGGTAAAAATCGATAGCACCTTCGTCTTCAACATCTTCCCATTTTCCGTTTTTATCTTTCTTCAATTCAAAACGATTTTGGATACCATTAAATTTCTTACGATTCTGGGGATCTGCTTTTTGTTCATTCTTCAAACCTTCTAAACCAGACACACTATCAGAAGCTTTCTGTCCTTTCTTGGTTCCCTGGAAAATCTTGGTCATGGTTAGATAACCCATGTGTTCCATGGTTGCCATAGCCTGCAAACCCAATGAAATCTCTAATCGGTTCTGAAGGTCAAAGTCGGCCTTTTCCTGAGCTTCCATACCCAAGAGCTTATAAATATCTTGGCCCAATTGTTCCTGCAGCATAGTAGCTGTAACGCCCTTATCTCGCAGCAATCTCATAGCCAGTTGGGTAGGCTTTTGATCATCTTTCAAAGCCAAAATTCTGCCTACAGTTTTTTCATCATTCAATACTGTTTCACTGGCCCGGGTAGCCAAATATTTATAGGATACCGCCATCATTGCATTTACAACTTTGGGAGCCAGATTACCCTGAGCGTCAACCAAATATTGAATTGGATCGGTATCCCGGTAAGGCATACCCTTTGCGGTATAGGCTTTAAAGAGACGCTTGGTATTTTCATCTCCGTGTAGAGCTGCCTGGAAAGCCTCACCGAATTTAACAATTGAATCTACCGCTGCTTGGGTATTTTCATTGAAAGGATTTTCTTTGCTAAAATACTTTTCATAATTGGCAAATAATCCATTCTTCAATGCTTCCAGAACTCGATGAGTCTTTTGCATCAAGGGCTGAATACCTTTCTTAATCGCCTTCTTCCCAAAGGTTAGAAACAGCTTATTTGGAATATCAGGATCTACATCTGTCTCTGTATCGGCTTCCTCCTGCTCAGAAGCTTCCACTCCTTCCGGGTTCGATTCCGGATCAGCTGTTCGCTGATCCTCCTTCGAACCCTCTTCTGTGGAAGCTTCTTCGGTCTGGGCGGAAGCCGGCTCAACAGTTTCAATTCGTTTTTTGGCTTTTAATACGGCAGCTACCACATCAGCTTTAGCTGATCCTTTAACAACCTTCATACCCTCTAATTCTGCAATCGTAGAATCTTTGTATTCCAGAATTTTTTGCATATGGTTGTTGTTACTGGATAGTTCATTGGCTTCACTTTCGGTAAAACCCATTGACTGTAAACTTGCCACCAACTCTAATTTCTCATCCAAAATTTCTTGAGCAGCAGCAATTTCATTTTGAATGGTTTCTCGTAATTGTCCTGAGTATTTCTTTAACTTTTTCTGTCGATTACGAATAATCTGTTCAAGACCTTTGGCAGTTTTATTTTCAAACTCTTTTGTATTTACAAATTGTTTCTTCCTGGGAACAGGTTTCTTTGGTTTCGCCGATTTGGTTTCTTCCTGTTTTTTGGCAGGTGGTTTATTGTCCGTCTTCTGTTGACCCAGTTGATCGGCTACTACAATTTTCTGAACCAAAGCCAAAGCATCTGTTAATGCGGTAGGGTTGTCATTTTTCAATCGTTGAACCAAAGTGAAAAATAACTCTTTGATTGTATCTACCAAACTCTGGTCGGCTTTCATCGGCGGCAGAGTATTCAAGTATTCCTGGAAAGGTCGAGAACTAATAGCCTGAGCTACAAACTCTTTTTCATTTGTAAAAGCATAACCTTTTTGTTTACCTGGATCCTGTTTTAATACATGATCCATTAAGCTTTTGGCTTGACCAATTAAATCTGATTGGGAGTCTAAATGCTTACTGGTTAATACATGGGTGTATTCGTGCAGGAATACCGTTGCCGGCGACATCTTTTTGGTTCGTTGCTCAGTCGGGTAATCAAACGTCTCATTCAAATTAATGGTATTATCTATAGCTCGACCAGCTACCGATTTTTTTGTTTGAGCATTTACCATATCCGTTTTAAATGAAACCGTTACCGGAGTGAAAGGAACACCCAATTTATTGAGTTCAGCTAACACCGAAGCAGCCCAAACACTGCTTTCATCATCTTTTAAAGCTCGGCCTTTCTGCTGCATTAAAGCATCAAATTCCTGGCTTACTTGAACCAGTTCGTCCAATGAATTAACAGTAAGAGAGCCTTTATTATCTGTCGTAAGGATTCGGCCCACTTTCTCATTAAAATGCAAACGAGGAGCATCCCCACCCTCCGGAACAGTCGGGTCCGGAGTTTGTGTGGTGGTGGGGATTGTGGTGCCAGACTGTTGCCTGGGAGAGTCAGGCGACTCAGGAGTTAGTGGTATGGGTATCTCCTGAGTTTCTGCAGCTACCCCTTGCCCTGGTGTTTGTTCAGATTGTTCAGTGGCAGCCTTATTTTTATTTTTAAAAGCCTCAACCATATTCTCACCTACAACTACTGCCTGGTTGAGCAACTTAGCCTCCTGTTCCATATTTTTAATTGTGGCCTCAAAAGCTGGGCCTACAGTATACGGTTTAAGTGGATTACCTTTCTTATCAGTTTCAGAAGTCCGTTTGGCTTGAATGGCATCCCAATTGGCCTGGGTATCTGGATCCAAAGATTGATTGGTTTTGACAGCTTCTTGGACAGCCCTAAAAGTAGAAGCTCGAACCTGTTTTTGATCTGCCCAAGCTCGAAGCTTATTAAGACGGTTTTCCGCCTGTTTAACGTCCTTTTGGATCAGAGCTATACCAATGCCTTGGTGATGGTCTGTAATCCCCATAAAACCGTCTTCTGCGTTACCATCTATAATATCGGATCGAACATCAACCGGAGACTTGTCTCTTTGCCGTATGTATTCTTTTTGGTTTTCAATTTGGTCTTTGATTGAACTGATTAAATTCTTCTGGGCTTCAGTGAGATTTCTGGCCTGTAACAGGTCATCAATAGTAGCAACATCATCTTCATTCAATAAAGCAATTCCACCTGTTGAACCAAAAATTTCAAAAATAGTATCGTCCACAGAATTGCTGTCTGCCTGTTTAAGGGCAGTTTTCATTTCTGTGAGCTGTTCAGGGGTAACCTGTTTAGACTCCTTCATGCTTTGCAGTAAAGGATCTGCAGTTTCCAGAATTGTTGTAAGTGATTTGGCCCTTTGAAATAGAACCTGGATCCGATTGTTATCTGCATCTGTCGCTTCTGCTTTAGAACGCAGCTCTTTCATCTCTGCCATAGCAGCTGCTTTTTGTTCTTTCAACGAAGCAACCATATCAGCCGCATCTTCAAAATTAGCGATCTTATCAATCGGTTTTAGTTTGGGATCCTGGCTACGCTTCTGTTTAGCCTTTAAAGCCAATAAAGGATTATACTCAGGTTTTTCTGGATCAATGTAGGTAGCAGTATCTCCTGTCTTTGCAACTTCAGCTACTTTTTGATCAAAGCCATATTTTGCTTCCGCCCGGGCTAAATCCTTTTCACGTTGAACAGCTGCTCGTTGTTTCTGTTCTTGATTGGATCGAGAAAGTGTGGCTCCAGTACCTGCTGCCGGACCCATAAGAGCACCAGCCATACCAGCATCAAGCCGTTCAGCTTTTGCCTCTTCAGACATTAAATCTTCAACACCCTTACCCCACTGCTCGATACCTGTTTGCGTATATTCTTGGGCAAATTCAGCAGGAGCCATAATACCTGCCGTTGTAGCTCCACGAGCCAAACGACCAGGTACTCCATCGATATTATCAACGACTTTACCCAACTGACCTTTAAAGGCTTTCAGACCCAATACGGTTTCCATATACTCAACCGTTCCGGCCAAAGCCGTAGCGGTTAAACCTTTTCCGATTTCTTTGCCTGTCAGTGGAGTTCCTCGTTCAGAAGACTGTTGAGCCAGATCACCCATAATCTCGCCACCTTCTAAACCAAAAGACATAGCACCCATGCCAGCATGTTGGCCGACTGCTTGAGTAATACGAGATACTGCTAATTTGGCTGCTGCTTCCTGGGAAAGTGTTTGACCGGCTTTTGCAGCTACAGCTATAAGCCGATCAGTCTCTTTCTTAACCAATCCACCCATAACTTTTTTGATAACTGTTTTGCCTGCTACTTGGGTTCCAGCACTAACCACCCCAGCACCGATTAAAATCGTTCCCAGCTGAGCTACTACATTTGGAAGATTATATGCTGCCCAATCACCCAAGGCTCCCCAGTCCCCGTCTTTGGCTTTTTGATATGAGTATGTGAACGAATCTTCTGGACGAGCATTTCGAGATATATCAGTTGCAATCTGTGTATAGCCTTCAAGCATTTTTTCTTTAAACTTGGTGCTTAAACCGCCTTCTCCAAAAGCCGATTCGCCTATAGCTCCTGCTCCAGCTCCTAATCCATATCCACTCATAGGAATCAATTTTGCAGCATCGGAAAGACTTCGAACAGCTTTATCTCCTATAGTCTCGGGTGTTCGAGTCAATACAAAATCTCGTAACTTTTGTTCATTAAATTGATTTATTTGTCGTTGTTGTTCCAGAACTGGATCAGGTGTAATAACATTACCACCTAAACGCTGTTGTTTATCTGCAGAAATTTGACCTAATAATCGAGCTTTAGCTTCAGCAATAGATAAAACTTTATTTTGTTTCTCGTCTGAAACAGTTGGTTGATTTTGTAAGACATCAAATAAAGACATAGGAATTCCTTTAAATTACCAGGTCATAGGACGAACCAGATTAATGACATCTTTATTCACGGTTTCTTGTTGCCGTTTTAAATATTGATCAGTCTCTGCTTGAGTCGCTTTTCGCAATATGCCTTCAGCAGTTTGAACCTTAAAACCATTAGGAGTGGCGATTACGGGTAGAGGCTGTTTAACTGTTTCTTGAGGCGATGCTGCTGCTGCTTGTGGAAATAAAGCACTATCCGCTGACAATTTAGTATCAAAAGCTTTTAACGTAGCCGGCGTATTAGTTTTATTTGCACCCATTTGCTGTATTTTCCATTGATTCACTTGTTGGGCTACTTGACTAGTCAACTGTCGAAGAGCATTCTCTCCCTCTTTTAATACTTCTTGTTTACGATTTTGTAATGTATATGCGGTAGTCCAGTTTTTAAAAACTGATTGCAATTGTTGATCAAAAATATTGATATCAATACCTTTTCCCGAATCCAACAAGTTGTCTCGTACTGCTGCTGTTGCAGCCTGGTGCACCATAATTGTAGCATCAACATCACTAATGTTTGGAAGGCTACTAAGTTCACGAACTTTTTCTTGCAATAAGGATTTGGCTGCTCCACCTTTACGGCCACCGATTTTATCAAAGGAAAGCCATGTGCTAGCTACTTGTTGATCCAGTAAATCAAAGGCATCTTTACCCTCTGAAATTTGTTTTTTAAGATGTGTATACCGTTCTTCATCAAAACCTCTGGTCGCTGCAATTTGAGTATCTAAACCTGCAGCGGTATTAGTAACATGCGACTGTACAGTATCCACAAACTCTTGAGCCTGTAAGCGGTTATTTTCCACTTCAAGAGCCTGTTCAGGCGTTAGATTTTGTTGTAACAAATCCCATTGGCGATCCATTACTCGCATCTCGTTTGCATATCTGTCTTGGGTCTGTTGCCACCGTACATCCTCTCTTTGCTGTGCGGTATCTTCTCGAACCAATCTGCGTACACGGTCTTCTTGTGCTTGTGTATCTTGCAAGTCTTCACGGCTGCCGGCGAGTTCTCTTGTAAGTGTTTCCAGAAAACGATCACGATCATAAGGTACACCCATTCCATCTGCCTGATCTAAAAAAGCTTGAGCTTCCTGATTGTTTTTTGGTGTACCAAATCGACCCAAGAGCATATCTGTATTTTTGGTTTTTGTATCTGTATATTGAGCATTTCGAAAAGCATTCTGTTCCTGGTATTTAGATACAAAACCCGGAATTGCTTCCGGAGCCATACCTGCTTGTAACAACTGTTGTTCCATGGCTTTATTGCCTGCCAGAAGGGATAATTCACTATCTGCAGCTTGATTTGCAGCCAATAAGCCAGCACCATAAGCTTCATCCCTCAGCTGCCCCCTACGATCTTTTAAACCGGCCGCTAAAGCATCTTGTGAGTATGTGGCTCCTAGGCGTTCATTAAGGGCCGCTAGAGACAATCCAGCATCTTCTGCTTGGTTCAACCCTCCCAGGGAATCAATCCCCTGTAACTTGGCTGCAATTGCTCTGTCGTTGTTTTTAATGCTGTTTTGAAAATTCTGTTCATCAACTTGCTGGCGTTCTTTAAGAAGCCTTTCCAATGGATCAAAAGCTCCCTGTAAAGTTTTGCTCGCCATACCCATTCCGACCATGGCCCCAC